CACTACCAGAATATTCACTTGTTAAGCTATAGCCAGTTATTCCCGTTAATTCTGCTGCAATATATACACCAGAAACAGCTGTTGTGGTATTACTTAAAAGAAATAATTTGTCCGTTTTTACTCTTAATTCAATATAATCGTTATTTTTACCATTACTTGTGTGTGGTTCTACTAACCAATATTTATTTGCGCTACTACCACTTACTCCAAGACTACTAAAGCCTATTCTTAAACCATTAGTAGAATCATTGTTGTGAACGTGTATTCTTTGAGTAACAGATGGAAATGTAAGAATTGTTGGTGTTTGAGTATTAGCTGGTACAGATAAATTACCTGTAACATATGGTATGCCGCTTACTTGATAGTTACCAACATTGTGTAAACCCGGTTTATATTGAAATTCAGCCATTTTCTTTATCCTTTTACTATTTCATTAAGTAATCTGTTTAAGCGATCTGCCTTTGTCCATATTTTATTTGGATCAAGAGTGCGCTTTTTGCCTTCGCTCATCATAAATGCGCCGGGAGTGCTTGGTTCTTGCACGAAATCAAAACAAATAAGTTGAAAATCATCTTCAACTATTGTTTTTCCGCCTTCTTTTCGTGTGCTGCCTAAACCACGGCTAGAGATACCAAGTTTTACACCACTTTCTACTAATGAACGCAATATTTTTCCCGATGGGGTATCAAGAACTTTAACTTTTCCCATTACGCTATCGCCATCCCACCAAACACTTGTTACCATATGGGAAACATTTTTTAAATTAACAACAGAATCTTCCGGATGGTCTAACTCACCCAAGGCGCGACGGTCAGCAACTATTTTTTTATAGTTTTCTACTTCACGATCAAGAACTTTGCGACCATATATTCTACCATTGCCATTTTCTTTGTCACAGCGCTGCATAACACCAGTAAGCATTAAACCACCATTTTTAACATACAACTTTTCTGCTTCTGTCAACAAATCTTGACAAACTCCACCATCACATAATTCATACCATTCTCTAAGTAATTCTTTTGACATAATTTTATTAAGGTTAAAGCCCCAGCATCAAGCCGGGGCTAAATTCATGATCCGTTGCAGCAACGACGAACTGGTTGCAAAAGATATTTGCGTATATAGGTAACTTGTTCTCTCATGGTATACCTCCAATCATTTATAATTAGTAATCTATTCTGCTTTTTTCAATTTTATTAATATTCCTTCGTCATCTACTAAACGACTTAGCAAATAAGATGTTCCCGCACTAACGCAACCAGCAACAAAAAAGTTAAATTTTACATTTATTAACAAACTATTAAATATACCAACCCAAAATCCCATGCACATACAGCATTTAAAAAAAAGATATTTTGGTCTTATAGCATCAAAAATTTTTCCATAAACCAAAATCATGGTCATGCCGTAACAAGCTAATATAAAAATTAATAAATTAAACATACTATTTAGGTGATTTTCCCGGCCATCTTGCTGATTTACCCCAACTTTCTGAATAGGCTTCATCCGGGGGTGTTGGAGGAATTGTTGATGGTGGTTTTGGTTCATCATCACGCCAAGGCATTTTACCAGCTGCCATAGCAGCATCTACTTCTCTATGACCTTTATCGGCAGTTGAAATTATTTTCATCATTTGACTTTGTTGTTTAACAACGTCCATAGCACCTTGAGTTACGCTGTTAATTAATAAAGCAGCAGAAACTTCTGGATCTGGTATTTTCATTGTTCGCGCTTTTGTAAGAAAATCCATAATTAAATTTTTAAGCATAATAGAAGCGCTTTTTTCTGCTTCTTCCATTAATCCTTCTAAATCTGCTGGTCTTATTTGAGCTTCTAATTTTCTTTTTAAATTAGCTTCTTCTTGCGATAAAAATCTGCCAAATTGAGCCAATTCTTTTTCTAATTTTATATTAGCTTCTTTTGAATATTCTGGACTTAGTTTTGTGGCAGAACCCTTAGTAAGCCTTTCTGCTTCTGATAGAATATTATTTTGCAAATAGTTAATTATATAATCATATTTTTTGTCTAACTTTTTAGCTTCACTTATTTCTTGTATGATCATTTCATGAAGCAACTTTTTTGTAATTTTCATAAACTTTATTCCTAATAATTATAACGATAAATACCGCGAGTTGGGAAGCCATATTTTGGTATTGAGCCTTTAAATGGCTCTTGTGGTACTTCGCCTAATTCTGTACTATCTTCAACTGGCGGGTTTAATAGTTCTTGTTCCATATTATCTTCATAAGATTTTTCAAAATTATATTTTGGCATTTCATCTTCTAAAAAATTAGCTAAAGTATATATGACTACCTGTACAGCATCTTCGCCACCGGGAGGTTGATTAGAAAAACCGCCTTGCAAAGATCCATAAACATTACCACTTATAACACTTTCTGGTAATATCACGCCTTTTTGAACCATATATTTAAATAAGCGTTCTTGTAAAGTATAAACATGATCAGTTTGTTCATCTTTTGGTAAAACTAGCACTTTCTGTTTAGAAGGAATAACAATAATATCAATTTGTGGATGTTCGCGTAGCATTAAATCACCAGAAAGAGTTTTTTTAATATTTATTTCTTTTTGTATACTTTGGCCTTTTATAATAATTTTAAACATTTTAATGTTCCGCCTCGTAAACAAACTGTTGTATTTTTAAAATATTTTCTAACATTGATTCTGTGATATTTTTATTATTTTTAAACTCTTTTAATACATTAGATACTTTATTAGTTTTTTCTAATAAAGTATCATCATCTTTTATATCATTATTTTCTAAACATAAATTAATTTTATTGTTTAATCTTTCAATTTCTTCATTAAGATATAGTTTTAGTTCTAAACCTTCATCAGCAAAAGAACTAATATATTTTGTTAATAAATCTTTTTGTTCTGATAGCAAATTAGAATACTTATCATTAAACTTTTTAACAAATGTTTTATAAACCAATGTATCAATTGGTTTTAACATATCTTTAGAAGAATTATTTTTTGATAATTCGTTGATAAACTTTTCTTCTAATAATAATTTGTCTTTAACTGGTAAACCATCATTAAATATTTGAGATATGGTTGCTAAATCTTTATAATTTGGAATAAAATTATTATATATAGAAAAACCAAATGTTTTATTAATTTTATTAATTAATTCTGTTTGTTCATTAAACAAAGTTTTTCTGCTTATCAAGCTATGTCTTGTTTTTACTTCAAACAAAACTTTTTGATTATTTTTTTCATTTAAATCATTAATAAGGGCTTTATATAAAGTTAATTCATATCCCAACGCGCTTTCTGGATTAAAATACTCTAATAATATTTCTTTAATTTGATTTAAACGTTCAAAATTCTTTTCTAAAGATGCTTTTGTGCCTTCACGAAGCAAAATTTCATAAAGAAAAGCGGTATTTCTTTTCTTATTGTGTTTCATTTATTCTTTCTCCGTCTTTTTATCTTCTTTAAATAGTGTTTTAGAAAGCATTTTTAACTTATTATCAACTTCTAATAGCATCTTTTCTTGTTCTTCATAACTATTATCTATTTCTTCATTAAAAATTCCCTTTGAAGCAAGATTTAAGTTAGATAATCCCGGTAATATACTTCTTTTTGTAGAACCGCTAGTGGATTCAGGAGTATGCATTGACTTAATATTTTTACTTCTTGGACCGCTAGAAGTTCTAGCATCATATTTTTCTGGTGTGTAATATTTATTATTAGAACCGGGAGTTTTATAAGAACCATCTGGTTTTTTAAATATCATTTCTTCGCCACCGTCTGCTCTCCTAGCTGGTGCTGCTAGTAAAGAACTTTCTTCACCTCCAGTTGGTGTTTCTGCCGCTGCTGTTTCTCCAGCTGGCGGCGTTTCACCACCGGTTGGTGGTGTTTCAGTGGCTACTGCTGTTTCTTCTGGCGTTGGTGTAGGTTCGCTAGTTCCTACTGTTGCTGTGCCTCCTGCGGCGGCAGCATCACTGCTTGTTTCACCAGCTTCAGCGGCCTTATCGAATTGTTTATCGTAGAAGATATCTCTTTGAATTCTTACAAATTCTTTATCATTCATCTTAAATATATTTTCAAATACCCATCTTTTGCTAAATCCAACCTCTTTGGCACTACCAGCAACTTCTAATTGAGCCTTAAAATGTTCAATTTCTTGTAATTCTGTTATTTTTGAAGGATTGTTTAATCTAAGTTTAAATTTTAACAAATCTTCATTTCTATAACCAAGAGTATATAAATGAATAATACCAATTTTTTCTAATTCACTTACAATTACTCTTTGTAATCTTTGAATTGTACGAGCAAAACGTATATCTTTTTGAGCTAATGTGCTTTTATCTTCTGGGGCTTTATCTTTAGCGCTTGTAAGATATGATTGCGGTACTTTAATTGCAGAAAACATTTTATCTCTTAAATATTGTACATCGTCAATAACACCTTGTATTTGTCCACCGGGAAGAGATTCAATTTTTGTTCCACCTTGAGTTCCACGAACAGGAATATAAAAATCTTCATCTACGCTCATTGGATTATAACGCAAATCTACACGACCAGTGCTTGGATCAACTATTTGATTGCGTTTTAATTGAGTTATAATTTTTTGCATAAACTGCTCAACTTCTTGAGGAGCAACATTACCAATATCAATGTAAAAAACTCTACGTTCTGGTGCGCGTACTATGCGGTAGGCCATCATTGCATCTTCCATTAGTTGCAATTGACGCCAAATACGGCGTGCAGGTTCTAAAATAGAAGTTCCATATGGTGAATATTTATCTTGACCAAGAATTCTAAAATGAGCAACTTGCCAATTTTCAAATGTTAATCCAGCACTATTCCATTGGAATTGGACATAGCTAGGATTGCTTTCATCTTCGCCTTCTAGTCTTTCAACTTCAGGTGAAGGTAGACCAAGTACGTTTTTTATACCCAACTTTTCATCAACATCTAAATAAAGAAAGAAATCACCAAATTTACACATGGTACGACACCAAGAAAATAAATTACTTTCTAAATTTAGAACATTAAAATATAAATTGTTTAAAATTGTTTTTAATTCTTCATTTTTACTTTCTACGGTAATAATATTTCTAAATTGATTACTAGTTGTCATCTCATCTGCGTATACATCTAATGCAGATGCTAATTCTGGCATGAATTCCATTTGATCAAAGTCGCTATAACGTTCTGCACGACTTTGATTGGCCATAATATTACTTTGAATAGCTTCAAAGGGATTATAGCTTTTCTTTTTAAACGCTTGCCCGCTAGCGCTTGTAAACTTATATCTATCTAAATCTCTACGTTTATAGCGCATTTGGGCTTGTGCCCTAAAACTTGCTAATGGTCCAGAAAATAATCTTGTTAAACCAACATAAAGTGGTGATTGCTCATTGTTTGGATTTTTCTTAGACAATGTTTTTGAATTTCTATTTCTATTATTGTAACTATTCTCTGCCATGTTATTATCCTTTTATAATCCAACCAAAATCTTTATATACTTGTTTATTAATTTCAATTTTTCTATTTTTTTCTTCATTTTGAAAAGCACGTACAGAAGTATCTAAATAATTGCCAGTTTTTATAATACATCCTAAGAATGCCTTAGAATACTCTAAATTTCTTTCGTTGTTAATAATTGCTGTATCTCTTACCCAGCAACCTATTGCTAAAGACATAGTTAAATCATCATTATAGCCTTTTTGTGCTTCTGGCCTACCATTAACCCAAACAAACGTATCTAATTCATTAGCAGTTCTAAAAGAATTTATTTTTATAGATTTATTTCTTACATATTCTTCTAATTTTGCAATTATTAAAGGTCTAGTTTTCATTGAGGTAGAGAAACCGGGGACCGTATTACTAGAATAAATATTATGGTTTATTCCATCAACATATTCATGAGAACCTTTTGTAGAATAAAAAATATTTGGATATTTTAAATCTATTAATTTTGTTAAAACTGCATAACCAACGTTATTGTTTTCTACTACCAACATACAATTGTTGTATTCTCTGCCTGTATCAAATAATAATTTAGCAAAGTTATCTAAATCTATTTTTCCTTGATACTCTGCTACCTGTTCCATGTTTTTTAAATCTAATACATGAAAAACTGAAAAATCTTTTCCGTCGCCACGCGCAACGTCAGCACTTATTAAATAAGAACCAGCGGCTTCTGCTTCTTTCCATATATAATAATTTCTATCAATCCAAGCTTTATATTTTGGTTCATAAATATTATTTTTTATTCTTTCTATATCAGAAGATACAAGAACTGTTTCACCTGATGCATTGAAATTACATTCATATTCTTGAGCGATATCACGCTGACTCATGTTACGAGTCATGCGCTCAAACCATTCTTGAGTATACTCTGGATGTTTATGCCAAGGAATACTGGTTGGTTTAAAATTGTTTTTACCAGATTCTGCGTCTACATAAGTCTTATGAAACCAATTACCTACACCATTTGGAGTAGATAATGCTATGCAACGACCGCCAGTGGAAACTGTTGGTAATAAACCTGTCCACAAATCATCCATATCTTCTACGTGAGCAGCTTCGTCAACAATTAATAATGACAATGCTTGACCACGACCAGCATCTTTAGAAGTAGGAGTGCCAATAATTTTAGAACCATTATCTAATTCTAGTTTTGTTTTATTATTGACTGTTATACTTGATATTTTTAACCAACTTGGTACTGATTCAATAATATCTTTAACTTTTTCTACTATTTCTATAGCAGTTGCTTGTTTTGTTGCCATAACAAGCACATTTTTTTCTTTATGAAAAAGTATCATCCATGTTACATAACCAGAAACAATAGTAGAAATGCCCATTTGACGGGATTTCAAGATAATATTGTATCTATGGTCATGAAAATCGTTTAATAATTGTTTTTGAAAGTCAAAAGTTTTAAAAGGTATTAAACCACGCTCTTGATGAACAATTTTTGCATAATTATCTAAAAAGTAAGCAGGATTTTTTCCGCACTTTAAAATTTCACTTCTAATTTCCTCTTTAGATAATTTATATGCCATACCATTACCTAATTATCCTATTTGGGTTGACGAACGTTCATTAACCAACCTTTAGTGATATCAGAATTTAACTGGTGCTTGCTTCTTTCATCTTTTGCTATACCATCTATTCCATCAATAACATAATTTTGAACAGCATTTACATAAGCAGTTCTGCGATTAGCGCTTTGAACAAGAATACTGATATCGCCATGTTCAGTTAAATTTAATGTCTTTTTAGTAACTTTTTTATATTCACTCTTAATAAAACTGGTAATTTCTTTCATAGTTTTACGAACATCAGTTTCAAAATTTTTGTCGTGAACTTTAATTAATGGCATTTCGCTATGATATTTCAATATCAACATATTTCCTTGATATTGAACACCAAAACCATCCATTACTCTTGGATCGTATATGGAAACACCCTGAACTAAATCTTCAGTTTCGCGTTTTAGACCAATTTGAGCACCGCCATGATGCTTATTATGCAATGCCTGAGAAATACCATTTACTACTTCAAGAATACTAGCCATTTATTTATCCTCTATTGGTCGCCATCCACTCAACCATCTTTCTTCACGATCTTCTATATATTTAATATAACATTTATAACAACTAATAAATTTATTAAGATATACATCATCTTTTTTATCAAAACTGTATTCTTTACAAATAATACAGGTTTTATTACCATTTTTACTAATTAGTTTCTTAGGTATTAAAACACCGTCTAGATCAATCTTTTCTCTGGATTCTTCATTACTTGCAGCTTTTTTAAAAACTTGTTTAGTTTCTGAAATATAAGATTTTTCTTTTTCCGGATCCCAGAACATTTTTGGATTCATTGTAGCTAATTCACCATATTTTTCTTTTATAGCTTTTTCTAAAGCAGCGATATAGTTTGGATCTTTTTTATTGATTGACATTTGTAATTTTTACTGCTGCATAAAATATTGTTACTGATAAAGCCATTCCTAAAATCATTGAAGCAAATAATTTAACATCATCCCATTTTTTACTATCTTCTAAATGTTTTATTCTATTATCTTTTATAGCTATTATATTATCACTTAATTCTTTATTTATTTTAAGTTCTAATACTTGTTGTTCTTTAAGATACTTTATTTCTATATTAAGTTTTCCTATTTCACTATCTTTTTCTATTTTTAATTTATCTAATTGAAAGTTTTTATTTGCAATTACTTTAGCCAACCCCTCAGAATCAAAAAGAAAACCGTCATAAGGTGCTTCTTCGCCTTGCTTTACAACAACATATTCGCCCTCTTCGTATTCATCTTCTGCAACACTTTCTACTCCAGCATCAGCAGTAGTGGGCAAAGCATAGGCAATAGGAATCCGCACCGCTAGGAATGCTAGCAGTGTAATAAGTGATATAAAAGGTTTCATATTATTCATCTTTCTTGGGACGACCTTTCTTTTTCTTTTCTTTAACTCCTAACTCTTTACGCAAATCTACCTTAAAACCTTGTGGGTCGCGCTTTGCTTCATCTACAAGCTTCTTTTTTTCTTCTTTTGCTCTTGCTACAGCTTCTTTGAGCTTTTGTTTCTTGTCTTCATCTACTGCTTTTACTTCTTCTTGTTTCTTTTCTTCTAACTTTTTAGTTTCTTGATCTAATTTTATTACTGATGCTTTTTTTGCTTCCTCTTCTTTTGCATATTGCATTTTTTGCTCTTCTAGCCCAGAACCTATGTGTTTTCTTAACACTAAATAACTAACAATTATTCCACCAACAAATAATCCAATCCAAATTTTAAATTTATTCCAATAATTTTTTATTTTTTGCATTTTTTATGAACCCTTTTTCCATTTAAAAGCCATGTCAGCAAAACCTTCAACACTTACATATCCAAGAGATATAGCTGTCCATTCATCTGGAGTTATTTTTCCTAATGCTAATAAAGCTGTGCTAACAACCCAAACTAAAAGCTTTCTAGAGATAAATTTACCCGCTACAACATCTATTATACCATTTCTTGCTTCAATTGGTTTTTTATCTTCTTCTTTTAAGTCTTTTTCTACTTCTTTTAATTCATTTTCTATTACACTCATTCATATATCCTCCTAAATGTTTATATGTGCATAACCATCTTTACGTTCAATTATGATTTGTTTATCCACTGCGTCTTTTAAACTATCTAAATGCGATATTAATATCACAGTCTTGAAATATCCTTTAATTAGTTCTAATATCTTTGTGAATCCTTCAAGGTTTTCGCCATCTAATGCAGTTCCCGGTTCGTCCATTATGAAGATATCTGGGATTGGCAAGGTCGTAACGCTTATAAGAGCCAATCTAATAGCAGTAGAGGCAAGAGTTTTCTCTGCTCCGCTGCCCATTTCTAGTGGCCTAGCATCAAAACGCGGATGTTTAATCATAATATCCAATTTATCATCATCATTCTCTAAATAAATAGAGAAATCAACGATATTTGTCAATATTTTGGCTATTTCTTGATTAATTTCAGGTAATTTGTTCTTAATAATCTCATAAGAAATACCATTTGGATGCATGCACTTTAATAAAAGATCATATGCAGCATAGTCTTTACGAATACGCTCTAATTCTTGCATTTGTTGACGGAATATTTCACATTTTGCTGCTACAGAAGCATGTTCTTTATGTAAATTAAGACATTCTGATTCTAAAGATCCTACTAATTTGTTATGTTGGTCAATATTTTGACGAATATTTGATCTTGTTTGAATTAAATCTTCATAATTTGCTACTGCTTTGGCGTTAGCAAGATAAATATTCATTTTTTCTTGATATTCTTTTAGTTCTATATCAAGTTGCAATAAAGAATTATTATTTTTTTGTATCTTTAGCTCACAAGAAGATAGTCTTTCTTGAGTAACAGCACGTTTCCTGTTTATCTCAGATATTTTATTGCGCTTGTCAGCGGTTTCTTGATCTAAAGCGTTGTGAGAAGCATTTTTATTTTTTAAGTTAGCACCGATATCATCATAATTTGATGATAAAACAATATGCTTTTTCTTGCTTTCAAAAGCATCTTTGATAAATTTGCAACTAGGAAAAGTATCACCGCACGGTATACCATCAAGTAACTTCATTTTATGTGTTGTATTTTTTAGTTCTAACTCAAGAGAAGAAAAAACTTTTTCAAGTTTAATAATTTCTTGATTTAAAACTTCTAACTGTTGTTCTTTTGCACGCAATTCACTCTCATCGATTGATGAGATAAACTCATCGATTTTAGCAATCAACTCAGAATATTTAGTAGTTTCTGTTAATAAACTATTATTGTCTTCAATCAAAGACTTTTTTTGTACATGACGAATAGATAATTGATGATTAATATCATCATAGTCAATAAATTCTTGTGGAATATTATCTATCTCGCGTTGTAAATCTTGTAAATTGGCTGTTAAGTCAACAACTTTTTGCTTTTCAGAATTTATATTAATTATTTTACTATCTATTTGTTCTTGTAGCAATTGTAATTGTAGTTCTGCATTGGCGATATCGCGCTTATAATCAACTCCTTCTAACTTTTTAAGAAGAACTTTTAATTCGGCACCTTCTTCTTTAGCCATTTTGAATTTCTTTTCAAAGTTTTCTAAATCAAGAAATTTTGCAAGTATCTCTTTTCTCTTAGTAGAGCCTTCTGTAATAAAAGAAAGATAACCAAATTGACTAGCCATTGATGTTAAAAAGAAATCATCAACAGTACCAAAGAATCTACGGATATTTTTATCAGTATCGTTACGGGCAAGGCCGTTTAGAGAAGCAGCATCGCTTATAAATTGCACATCAGTTTTAGCTTCTACAGTTTCTACTCCTTTGCTTTTTTTTGAATACTTTTCTGATTTTCTTTCAATGGTATAATTTTCGCCGTCAATATCAATTTCGATTTTACCACGACCCAATTCTGCATTCTGATTAATAATGTTAAGGTTTTTCCTGTTATTTTTAGAAGTGGTATTAAAAATAGTATAGAGCAAACCATCAACAACAGAAGATTTGCCACTATAGTTTTTACCAAAAATACCAACAACGCCAGATAGCGTTGCAAAGTCAATTTTATTTCCTTCGCCATAGTTAAAAAGATTGTCCCATTCTAAGCTTCTAATCTTCCATTTGATATTACGTAAAATATCTTCGCTTTCTTCTAGTGCAGAAGAAAACTTTTTATTTAATTCTAATACTTTAGTAATTACTTCTTCTTCTGCTTTAAAATCTTTCAAATATTCACGAATAAGCTTTTCTTGCACACCAAGATCACGTAAGTTTTCTGCATGCTGAATGGTGTTAGCAGTTGTATTATCTTTAGACACTACTGCCTTATTAACAAATGTAACACTTTCTGGCTGATATTTACTTTTTACTATTTCCAAAGCTTTTTTGACTTTATCCAATGATACACTTTTGTCAGCGATAACACGAATTCTAGCACCAGTAACGATATCACCATCTGGAACATTACCCATGCTGTCCAAATAAATATTGATATATGGTCTAGGATTTGGTATAGCGTAGTGTTTGCATGTGAAATCATTTTTATCCTTTATATCCCATATTAAGAATCCTTTATCATCTGTTTCAGCAAATCCTTGCTGAACAGTGGAGCCGGGATAACGAACTTTTCCTTCTTTATCTATAAACTGGTTAGTCTTGTGAATATCGCCAAGGAATACATAATCATGTCCTTCATAAACATCAACAAGATGCACGCCTTCTTCTAAACGATAGCCGGTATCTGTTGTGATACCACTAATAGCACCGTGATACAAACCAATATTAATTTTTTCGGCGTTACTTGGTCTTATCCATTTGTCCTCGTCAATTATACTCATTACGTTCAAGGATACGTAATCGTTAATTGAGATTTCGCCGGAATATTTATGAAGAAAAAGATTTGATAAATTAAGCGCCTTGATAATGGGAGAAATAGAATCTTGTCGAGATTCATTCTTTAAATTTACATCATGATTACCAAGAATAATATGTGTTGGCGCGATAGCAGCAAGATTACTAAAAAAATCACCAGCCATTTCAACAAACTCTGGGCTGATTTGTGTTTTGGTGTGAGCGATATCACCACAATGAATAATTAATTCTACTTTTTCTTGCTTGAGAATATCATAAATTTTTAAAAATACTTCGCGGTATTCATCGTGATATTTTAAATTTTTGATATGTGTATCAGCAATGTGTGCAATTTTCATTTACTCTCCAATTAAGATACTATACAAGATAGTAAAATACCCGTTAAGACAAATCTCACGGGTATATTAGCAAAATATAATTGTATGTCAAGAGAATGTTTAAGAAGTTAAAGATGAAATCTTGTTTCTAAATTCATCATATATTTCTGCTTCATAGCCATATTTTTTAAGCAAATCATCAGATAATTCTAAAATATAATCTTTAAATTCATTTACGCTATCATCGATTTCTTCTTCATAAGAGCCGGGATCTTTTTCATCGGCACTATAAAAATCAGCAATAATTTCTAATTTTTGCATTATTGCTTTTGTTTCACCAATATAGGTTTGCAAATCAGAATCTTTAGCAATTTTTAATAGCGTTTCTCCCATATCTTCAGCTGTGTACGGATCACCTATTAAAAATAAATTTAAAATTTTGGCTAAATGATTCCAATAGTTTGTTAATTTGCCTTTAAAATCTATATCGGATCCTTTGCCTTCTTTAAAGTCTTTTGTCATTAATTCATAAAATTGCTGTTCAATATGAGAACCTATTATTTCTTTAACGTCATTTCTAGATGTTTCTTCATCTTCACTATCAAAAATTTCTAACTCCATATCATCATTAATATAAGGAGTAAATGTATATGCAATTTTTTTCATTTCAGATGAAATTGGCAATTTTTTATTTATTATAAAGTAAAATCTGGCATTATTTCTTGTATAATCATTAAACTTATTAGCTTCTTCGCCGCTAATACACCATTTTGTATTAGAACCATAATAACATGAAGCTTCGGTGCTTAATGGCCTAATAACTAGAAAATTTTCATCATCAAAAAGTTTTACAGAATTACTTTTTTCTGTTTTTCTAGTTTCTTTACCAGAAGGCTCTAAATTATCAATAACATTTTTAAAATTTTCATAAGAAGAGTAAGAATTTATATCTTTTTCTTTACCAGTAATTCTTGGTGAATTTTTTTCAAACTTTTTTATATATTCTATCAATTCATCCACATCTATATTATTATTTTTTAATATTTTTGCAGACCATAAAAGATATTTTGATGCTTTTATTTTTAATTCAGATGCTATTTTATTTAAAGCTTCTTTATTCTCTGGGTTTATCTTTATAGCGTCTTGTAATTTACTTTCAATTATAACTTCATAAAATATTTTTTTTAATTCTTCACGAACTAGTGTTTTTTGATCTTTTCTTACATCCTCTTGGTCATAGGCTTCGTCATCTTTTGGAACGCGCATAAAGCCGGGATCAGGATCTTGTTTATTATATACTTGATAAACGTTTTGTTCATCGGGACTAATAGACATTTCATAATTGTCTAATTTATCTGAAAAATTACTGACGTTCTGATCTCTAGTAAGAATATTTTTTACAAAAGAAAATAATTGACGATCAATTTTTCCTTCTAGCATGTTTAATATTTCTGTATTAGACAATGAAGGGGCAATATTTTTTAATTTTTTTTCTAAATCTGGTAAAGTGTCTTTAGATTTAGTGGGATTTTTTACTATCCAGTTTCTATATTGTATAAAAGCGGAAATTAATTCTTGTTCTATGTTATCTTCATAAAGAATATTTTTAATTTCTTCTTTTATAATCTTCGATAGGAAAAGTTTGTTTATCTTCATAGTCTTGTTTAGTATCTTTAAACATCATTTGTTCAGCTAATCTAATAACACTTTGTTTTTCTTCTTTGCTTAAATCATTTCTAACAGAAAGTAATAGTTTTAATAAAGCCATTACTGTTTTAGGATTATATTTTTTGTCATTAGACATTTTTTAAAAAAAATAATGTTACTTTTTGTTGTTCTTCTGGTAAATTTTCTATATCAAATACTTCAATATAATAAATAGTTAGATTTATCTTGTTAGCGGCATAATTATTACCTTTTTCGCTAAAATAGACTGCTAAAGCCCGCATTTTTTCTAATATTTCTTGTCTATAATTATTATCTTTGAGATTGTTATAGATAAATTGTTTTATATCATTATCATAATGTTCAGGGATTGCATGTGAGCATAACGAAAACAAAATTACTAAACAAAATAAAAACTTTTTCATATTATAAACTCATAATCTTTCTGATTAATAAATAATCTGTATTTTTTATTGCCGTTGAAGCTTTTTTACGCTCTAAAAACTCTTCATGCGTCATATCGCCAACATCTTTTTTACCAGAAATATCAATTTTATATATTTCTGCATCATATGACATAAGTGATTTAATTAAACTTTCTGCTTTTTTTTCTGCATCTGGATCTAAAGCAATATAGATTGCAGAATCATGTTTTAGTAATTGCTTAAACAGCTTAGAATCTTCTCTAAGAGTAGAACCAAGTAGCGGAATAGCATTTTTTGCCTTTATTGCATCAAATACTCCTTCAACAATTGTAATATCTTCATTCCAATCAATCACTAACTCATTAAAAATTATATCTTTATTTACTTTTGGATTTTTATAACGCATCCAATTTTTATTATCATATCTACGAGCAATAAAATAATTCAATTTTCCAAGATTATTAAATGAAGGTATGATTATTCTGTTTTCATATTCACCAGAAACTGCAAATCCAATCTTCCAATGCAAGATATCTGCTTTGGTAACACCACGATCTTTTAAATAGCGCCTAGCCTCAAGCGAATTTAACGATACATCTTTATTACAAAGAGAAATAAACTCGCTTGGTAGTTTAATTATTTCTTCTATTTCTTCTTTTACATCGTTTAAAGCAAATATTTTTTCATAATCTGTTATTTCAACAACACCAACAAGCTCATTCCAAGCTTTTTGCTGCTGGTAGTTACCAAAGCGCAATATAATTCTACGAATAGATTTCCCATGCCAATCACAAATCCAACACTTAAATGCATCTTTGGTAATATTAACGCTTAATTTACGCTTATGATGCTTGCATTTTGGGCAATAAAATAGCATTTCGTTACCAACGCTATTATATTCACCAAGAATATCTTTTAAAATGTTTACTTTTTTATAGTCTGACAAGATAAATAACCCGCTTTTGCTATAACGTAACTATCAGCACGATCAAAAGATCCTGCGATTGGATTACCTTTAGGAGTATATTCTACCTTGAAGCTACTTTCAAGCTCTAATACGTGTTTTAAAACAACTTCTTTTGCGTTTTGTCCACGTTCCACTTTAATACTAAGAGCTTTTCTAGCTGTTGAAGCTCCTATATACTCTGGTTCATAGCCAAAAGTTTCATAACATATCCAAGAAACAATACCATTAAACTTTCCAAGAGTCAAAATTACTTGAGCGCTGCTTAATCCGGGTCTAAACGCCTGTAAAGATTGTTCTATATAAATTTTTTGGATATTATATGCGTTTTTTATTTGTGCCAGCCGCCGTTGTACAGCTCTTGCTTTATCAAAAAAAGTCTTAAATTTCTTTGAACGCATATCAACTATTTCGTTTATAACAATATTGCCACTTGTATCAAGTATTGTTATACCTGTAATTGATGTACTGATATCTAAACCAAGAAACATTTATACACTTTCTTTAACAAGTATTACTTTGTATCTATCAGATGATGAATAAGCTGGCGAACTTAAATAAACACTTAATTTATTGCTAAGATTACCAGATATTTGTACAGAAATTAAATCATTTGTATAATATGTAGCGCCATTTGGTTTAGTTAAAACATTTAAAGATACAGTTTCTAAATCTGTATCAGCAAATTTTTGGAATTCTATTGTTTTTGTACCATCTACATCAAAACTACCAGTTGCTATTTCTCTTAAACCATTATAAACGGTATTAGTTATACCAACAGCATTTGCTGCATAGCTAGCAGTTGTAGCAAATGAAGCACTAGTGGCAAAACTTGCGCTGACGGCTCCATAATCACCGATATAAGCATATGCTGTAACGGCTGTTGGTGTTCTATTAATATCTTGTACAAATAAAATACCAGAATAATAATCAATATAATAATCTTCTGCGTCTAAACCGCCAATAATACCGGTTGAGCTGCTTACTTCTGCGCTATATGAATCACCAAAAGATGGTGGTATAAGTTGCAAAGTACCATTTGTATCAGATGCTGTAGTTGAATTAATAAATGGCGCTACGCCAATTTTAGGATTAAAGCTATTACTTTCATAATTGCTTGGTAATACTAATTTATATGCGTGTATACCGTTAGTATTTGTATCACCTTCATCATCTATAGTCGTACCAGCTAAAGAACCAAGAGTGCTAGCATAAGTTGATAATGAAATACTAACAAGATTAAATTTAATTTTTTCTACTGCACCATTTGTTATGCTGTATAATGAACTACTTGGTGAAGCTGGTATGCTTTTACCAAATACTTTGTCTATACCTAATTGTACAGATGAAGCAATACTTTCGTTAAAAATACCAAACTTAGCATTTGTATGGCTTTTACCATATAATTTCTTAAATGCTATAAGTAACTGGTTTTTTTCTGTTAAAGCCATATTATTTGCCTATAAACCTGTAATAGTAATTCTGCTAATACTATTTGTAAATGCACTTGAAGCTTCAATTTTCATCAAGAAATATTCACTTGGTGCCATAGCTTCTGTCAATAAGTTGACCGTATGTTCAGAAGTAGTGCTAGTAGATGTAATGCTGCCTTGTAAACAGCCAACGTTATCATTTAAAGCTATTCCAGAAGTAGAACCGGGGGCGCTTGTGCTAATATCTCTCCAACCAGTTTTACCGGGAACTTTAATCCAAATTCTAACAGAGTTGGCACCTAAAGCGCTATTGTAAGGAATAACGCTAATTCCGCTTGATCCAGTTATTGCTATGGTAAATGAAGCAATAGCGCTAGCGCCGTTCTGGAATACGCGGAAATAACCACAATTCCCTGTAGTACTAGAATAATTTGGTTGTGAAGATATCTTGTGAACAACACTTGATCCTTCAACGTCGCCACTGTTTAAAATTTGGGTTGGATATCTTACTGCACCGTTATATACTGCTAATTCACCAGTTGATAAAGAAGACCCGCTTGCAAAAGCTCCTATTGCATTAGAAGCACTGGTCTGTGTATCGTAACTGCCAGATGAAGCACGATAAGTTTCTAAGCCAAAATATTCTATTAAAGTAGTATTAGTAGTATTAACATTATCATATAGTATAGTATTAGTTGTTAGTGTAGTACTACCAGTTTTTCCTAAACCATTAGCTGCTGTTAAGGTAGAAGCTAAACTTGCATTAAGTAATCTATAAGCACCAGTAAATGTATGTGCAGAATTTACTTGGATTGAATCAGTATTTAATGATGGAGTTGCAACAGTTATAGCTGTTGAAGATAAACCAGTTGTTAAACTTCCAAATGTTAAACCACCAGCAGTTGGATAAGTGTTTTTATAAAAATTATCAACACTGCTTGAGAAATTATAACTAATGCTGGTATAATATTTAACACCAGAAAGATATTTAGTTCCAGTAGCGCTGAAAGATGAAGAGGTGGGAGTAGAGAATGTATAAGCCTCAACTCCAGAAGAACCAGTTGGATCGTATACCCAATCAACAAAGTTCGTTACATGAGTACCCAAAGAAGAAACATGAGTTACTTTAGCGTAGTTATGACCATTTCTCCATAAGCTTGTTGGTACGCCTACTGTACCAGTACGATGTCTAAATATATCTAAACCCTGACCAGAAGTTGTAAAGGAAGCAGTGTTTGCTGTTGCCAAAACAAATGTTTGTGTTGTTACAGAGCCGGTGGTGCTTGTAGAACCACTAGGAGATACCTCTGTACCGTTTATTTCCAATTTATATGTTCCTACACCGTCTGTAGACACATTAAATGCTTTTGCGGGATAGTTAGTATATGTACCGGCGTTTGCTGTAGTGGAGTTGTTTAGTGACATTGTTAATGTCACAGGAGAAGCGTAGACGCCCATTCTTATTGGACTTCCGCCCGCACCATTGCTAGAAGTAAAAGAGTTAGCAAATGCTATATTTGGTAATCCAGTTAATGAAGCAGTAACGGCTGTATAGCCAGAAATTTCATTTCCACCTGTACCAAATCCTAAACGCATATCAGTACCAGTGGCACCTGAAGTTTTTTCTAAATTAGATAAACTTGGTGCTGGCGATGGAGAAAGAGCTTTTAATATCTCATTAAATCTGTCCACAATAGTACCTACAGGTGTTGTAGTAGTTATATCAGTAAATAAACCATCTGTATAATCGCCATCTTCTGCTGCACCGATTAAAGAGGTGGAAGCAGTTAAGCTATTAGTAGAAAAGCTTGAACTGACAGCATTCAATACATACGAAGCGCTTTGTGCATTTTCTATATAACTTGCCGTAGCTGAATTAGACGCATAAGAAGCGCTACCATATAAATTGCCACTAAATCCTAAAGAAGCAGTAACTGTTCCAATGATTAAAGGATCTTTTAAAGTTATTGGATTTGATATTATGCCACTGCCAGTAACACTACCGCTTGTTTGAACACTAGTTAAGCCACCACCGGTTCCAGTATAAGAAATAACTCCAGAGCTAATATCAATATCTGTACCGGCTGTAAATTGATTTCTAACATCACTAGTAAAATTAATTATATTTGAAGCTGTTAAATCTGTTAATTCTGCAAAAGACGAAGAGGCACTGGAAATTGTTAAATAGCCACTTAACGCACCAGTAACTTGTGTTGGTGTTACAAACGTTCCCGATACACCAGATAAAGTGGCGTAACTTGTTAAGGCACCAGTAACACCGCTATTGGTTGCGTAATTATTTAATGATGAGGTAATCTGTGCTGGAGTTGTAAAACTAGCTGAAACGCCTGCAAGTGTTGCATAATTAGATAAAGGTAAATTATTTAATTGTGCGCCATTGCCAATAAATGTACCACTAAAATATGACGCCGTAACAGCAGTAACATTAATACTATTAGCAACATTTAGCGTAACAGAACCGCTGGTACCACCACCAGTTAAATTAGTACCAGCAATTACAGCTGTAATATCGCCTTCACTACCGCCACCAGAAACTGTTGCAGCTATCCAGTTACTACCATCCCATTGCAATACCTGACCAGCTGTTGCATTAGACGCAGAAACATCGTATAAAGCATTAATAGAGGCTGATAGCGCATCTTCATATACAACAGAAGTAGTTACTTCTGTTATTGCCATTCTTTTAGCAGTTAAGGTGCCGCCAACTGTTAAATTACCCGGAGTATATATGCTAGAAGCAGTTAATGGCAACGAAGAACTAACGTGACCATTAGGTACAGATCCTGAAACATCGAATACTACATTGTCGCTGCTATCTACTTTTTTTATGCGTTTTTTAACTTGTAGATCTGTAGCTATTTTAACTGGTTTACGCGCCATATATATTTCTCAGTTAATCTTTTACATCATACATTTCTTTTATTTGTTTAAAGTTTTTTAAAAATTGTGGTTGTATTCCATGAAGAAATGTTTTTCTATTTATTATATCTTTAATTAGTAATAAATGACGCTTTTGTGCTTGTAATTTTTCTATTGCTTCATTTTTACTTAATTTTTCTTGAATTACTTGTTTTCTAACATCAAATAAATTCTGTCTACAGACATATAGCCAATTAGCAATTTGTATAAAATTAAATTTGTATTTCATTTTCGGATTCTTCATCCCTTTCAGAAATATCTTTTATAATTTTATCATATTTTTTTGACATTTTATCTACTTCTTTTAAGATTATATCTTTGTCTTTTAATAACTCTGCTTGACTTTTTATATCTTTTGTATGTGATAAAATTTCTTTCATCATTGCATCAAAATCTTTTAAAAGATAAGTAACTTTTTTTTTCATTTTTTCTCACTTTAGATAAATAGCAAACAAAAAACAAAAGGGAGGCGCAAGCCTCCCTTCTGAAAAACGCTGTTAATATTTATTATACAACGTCAAAATCGCTTTCGTTAATTGCTACTAAACGATAAGATGCGCCGGGAGAAGCCGGTGCATCTATCTTTACCCATAGAGAGCTTGCAGAATTTTCTAATTTTACTGAAACAAGATCGTTATTCCAATAATTAGAATCACCAGAAGGTCTAGTCAAAACATCTACAGAGATTTTATTTAAGTTAGCAGTTGCAAACTTTGTTGCGTCACCGGCAGTAGTTAAATCTACTTCTACAAAACCATTGCCATCGAGTACAGAAGAAGTTACAAATCTAACTGCGTTATAAGCGCTTTCTACGCCTGCTTTAGTTGCATCGCCAGCAGCGCCGCCTAATTGGGTAGAAGAAGTTAATTGTGTACCATCGGCAAGTACGAATACACTTGCGCTTACACCAGAACTAGCTGTAAGAAATGTTGCGCTAGCACCAACTAAAGTAGTTTGACCTAAAACAGAAAAATCATTAGAAACTTGTGTACCAAGCACACCAGAAAGTTGTACAAGTGGACCTTGTAAACGAGTAAGAACAGAACCAGAAACAGATGTTGTACCACCAACTGATAATTGTATTTGACCAGTAGTTGAGTTACTAAAGATATTTGTGCCCGCTGTTCTTGATAATACATCAATACCGTCTAATTTATATGTTTTAGAAGCAGCAAGATTCATGTTTTCGCTAGAGGTCCAAGCGTGACCAGTAGCGCCAAGAGCACTAGATACATATTGCAAGCTCGCAACAGCAGAAGCCTCATTGCCTAAATAAATACCTGCTGTATTTGCTTCGGATGCATTAGAAGAACCAGAAGCAAAGACAACTTTTTTATCAGTAATTAATAAATTAGTTGAATTAACAGTGGTGGTTGTACCAGCAACAGTTAAATTGCCATTAACAGTAACGGCACCTCCAAACGTTGCCGCACCGCCAACTTCTAAGGTAGATGAGCCACTAATTGTTGTAGCAGTCAATGCTTGAACAGCGGTTGTACCGGCGCTAACTGTTAATCCACCAGCACTAACTGTTGCACCGCCAGATTCAACTGTAACACCACCTTGTTCTATTTTTAAACCTGAACTACCTGATACGGCAGCACCATACGAAGCGGATAGTGCTGTCAAAACCTTCAATGGATTTGCCATTTTATTTTTTTCCTTGCCCTGTGGGCATCATAAATACTTCTTAAATTACTAATAATTAGTATGGTAAAATAAAAAAATACTTTTTTATCCTACTACAATAACTAAATAACTGTCTGTTGTAATAATATCACCCATATCTATTGATATTACATTAGTAGAGTCATATGTAATTCCAACTTGTATTTGTGAATAATCACCAAAATTTTCTCTTACTTGTACAACAATATCTCTTGTATTAAGATTATGAGAAACCGTGTAGTTATCATCAGCACCATTACCAATTAAAAATGTCTTTTTTAAAGCCATAGTAGTCTCCGGTCCAGCAGGAATTATGCGTCTTATTTTTTTTTGCCTTTCCTTGCTAGGACTAAGTAAAATTATTTTTTTTGGTGCCATAAGTTTCTCCAACAATAATTATTAAATTATTTTTCTTTATCTATATTAGTTATTATTGTTTCTCTAGGAACCTTTATTTCAACAGTATTTTCTTTAATTTGTATTTGTGGCTTTTCTTGATTTTCTCCCTCTCCTATTAAATAGCCAAGAACTTTTACAGAAACCACAGATTTATATTTTCTTTCCTCTTCTGCTAAAGATAAGATGCTATCTTGATTAAAAGAGGGATCCATAAAACATTCAAATCTATAATCATCTTTTGTAATAATAAAATAGTTTTGTGCTGTTCTAGCCATAAATGGCTGCATAGCATCATTCATTTGTGCTTGATAATTTGTTAATATATTTATTTTATATTCAACCGTAATATAGATAGGGATTGGTACTATCAAGCTTTGATAGACTTTTTTATTATTTTTTTTAGAAGTAACAAAGTTAATAGTACCTTTATTTTTTAAAGAATCCGCATTAGAAAACTCAGAGGTCTTTTTCTGGTTTAATACTCTTGTTATGACATATCTATCGTCTTTTGGTGATAAATTGGCTTGAAAGCTACCTTTTTTATTAGGATCTTTTGTTATATTTGTTCTTTCTATAGAAATAATAGGCGGTATCAAAGAGCCATTTTTGTCTCTTAAATCATTATTATCTTTTATTTGAAAAGATCTTTCAGCAGATGACCAAATTGTAGGTATTTTTTTTCTTCCAGAACTAGTATTACAAAAAATGTTTAATTTTTCAACATAATCATAAAATGCAGTATCAATTGTTTCAATAGTACAAGGAGAAAGTGGTATTTTTTTTGTTTTATCTGTTTGTTTATAATCGCTCATTTAAATGTCCAATTTTACTTTAAAAGTAATATCTCTATCTTCTGTTTTTTTAACTGGTTTAGCTAATTTTGCAATAGCGATTAAATTTCTATTTTCATCAAAAATACCAATTTTATTTATAAATGTTTGTTTTTCTAGACTTCCTGTAAAATTTTCATAAGGATATTTAACAGTATTTTTTATAGTTCTATCTTTTTGTTCATAATATATTTTAGAACCGGTAACAACATATGAACTTGTGTTATAATTATAATCAATAGAAGTTGGATTATTTGAGTGGTTTAGCTCGCCCTTTTCTGCGTGCATAAACATCGTTAATGTATTGATGTAATTTGTTGTATCAAATCTTAAATCAAAACTGGAACTGATAGTCAAATTATTGCTTTCATTTAACCCAGAACCCCAATAAATCCATTTTGGATAATCTATTTGTGCAGTGGGTTTATAATAACTTTCACTAAAATTTGTTGTTATATTCCAAGAGCCAGTTAATAAAATAAAGCCTTCTTGATATAAAATAACCCCGGCAACACTACCGGTATTACTACCAGTTATTTCTATTAATTCACCATTTTTTTTGTAATCGCTTAATTTTGCTAATAAACTACCAGATACATAAAAATCTATTTCTACCGTACCTTTTTCTACTGCCGAGCCTTTTATTATTGATGGTATGCTTATTAGTTTTATTGTCTGATCGTTTTTGTCACCCAAAGAAGAACTATATAAATAATGATTGCTGGAATAAGCATAGGAATTTAATGTGTTTTTTAGTGCATATATATATTTTCTACTTCTTGTATAAGTTAAGAAAGGTATTAATTTATCATTCAATGCTGCTTGATCAGCAGAAGCACTATTAAAATATTTAATATCTATTGAAGAAGTTCGCGGATATTCAGATCCTGTAAGTAAATCGCCTTCTAAAGCTTTTAGATAAGAGCCAGATTCTATATCTTTGTAATATACAGAACTATCTTTATAAAAAAACGGATAATATTTTGTAGGATCTGCCATGATACAGTAATTATATCACAATTTAAGAATATTGCGGTAAAACTGTAATATCGCTTAAAGAAGATGTTGGATAACCGCTATTTATACCAGTTGTATCAACTGAACCTGTAGAAACCCATGTAATGTAAGAACCGGATACAGAAACATAAGCTCTCATTTTATAGTATTGTTGCGCTAATAGTGTGTATCTGGCGGTTTCAATTACGCTAGCAACGTAGTTTCTACTGATTATATAATCAATAGTAGAAAAAGATCCTAAAGAACCAGTATAAAAATCATAAGCAGCCATTATATTTACCTATTATAGAGATGGTGCCACATCAAATGGAAGCCATAATGCACCAACACAAACCTTTTCTATATCTCCAGAAGCTGGGTAAACAGATCCGGGTAAGTAAGAACTAACAACAACATCAGTTAGTTTACCTTTAAAACCAACACTTGTATTGGCGGTTACTTGAGTGGTACCTTCATAAAAAGCATAAGCAGGAAATACATCTAATTCTCCTTGTAGATTAGTTGATGCTCTATCAAAAGAATCACCATCTCTATTTTCACTACCTGTATATGGTCTTAGTATTCTTAATTCCGTAACCTGAGCATTATTATGAGTTCTAGAAGCCATAGTTAAATAACTACTAAAATAAGTAAGTGATAAAAATATACTATCATTAAAAGTAGAATTTTCATTCCACCAAAAAGAATACCAAGGTTGTCCTTCTGATGCTTTAGTTTCCGTAGTTGAGCCAACTCCTATTAATCTTCCAAATCTACCTGTTTGATTTTTTGACATTGCTAGCCAAAATTGTCCTGTTGCCGTTCTACAAATATGATATTTATAATCCGTAACAGAAGTATAAGGAGCAAGATATAAACTCATATTATTAGTAGCGTTATAGGCTGCTAAAGAAACTTCATTTGCCGATATTGGTCTTCTGGTTACAGAACCGCTATTAAATGGCGTATTCGATATAAAACCGCCTATTTGCGTTTCCTCATTTCCACCAGCATACATTAATAATAGATATAGATAGCCACTGCTTGCTATGCTTGATGGAGATCTTAATACTGTCCAAGAAAAAGACCCAGTATAGTTTGATAAATTAAGACCATAAGTAAACTTACTACTATCATACGTAGAACCCCAGATATCTGAAGCAGCAACAGTGCTACTATCGCTGCTGCTAACACATGTCCAATATGAGCTAGCTGGAGCCGAACCATTAATACCATTAGAACCAGTTACTTGACCAGTTAAAACAGCTTTTATACCCCATAGTAAACTACGATTTACGCCAATCAAAGAACCAGTATCCGCTACCGGAATATTCATGTCTGTATACCATGTTAGTGTGTTAGCCATTTTTTAAATCCTCTAAAATATCGAATAATCAATTAATAAATTTGCGCTTATTAAAGTTACAGCACCTGTGCCAGTGGAATTTCTAATTCTCAATTCATACATTTTTTGTGAAGAAGGAAATGTAAGATTACCACTTAAATTAAAATTAGTTGTTGTACTATTAATAGTTGTTGTATGTATTACGCTGGCATCTGAAAAATTATATAATTGAACTTCTAAAGTATCACCGCCGCCTTCAACAAATCCTAAAACTTCCATTTTTATTGTATTGGTAACGGTAGTCATATCAGTTAAATTAATAAAATTATTATTTGGATCGAATAAAGCACCACCACAAACAGTGAATGCGGAACTAGTTGTATATTTGTTAAACCCAAGAGGTCTAACAAGCTTTATTGCAGTTCCAACCGTTCTTGGATAAATAATATTTGCCATATTAATATGTTTCCGTTACAAGAACCTTTAATTGATTAGAAGAGCTTACAAAAAATCCACCATAAAATTGCGTAACATTAGTTACATCTGCAAAATAACTTCCAGAAGGATAAATTATAAATGAATAACTAACAGGATCATTATTATTATTTGGTAAATTAAATCCATTTCTTCCCTCTGTGCTGCTTGACGCTTGTGTGGCTATTGAAATGAATAACCGATTAGAAGTTGGATTAGTGATTAATAAGCCTTTTCTACTAGTATCATTTGCAGATATTTGAAATGAGCCTAGATTTGTTATATCGTTAAAATCAATTGTAGAATCAGATGTACTAAAAACTTTTCTAATTGTACCAGTTGGTAAAGATGGAGTTGTAAATATAGGATTAGCATTGGAAGAAGTAACACTTAATGCACCAGACGTACTTATTACTGCTCTGTAGCTATTTGGTCCAACTAAAGATATATTGTTTACATTTGATGAGTGTGTAGTGCCAGCATAAGACGTAAATGAAACATTGTTTATTGTAGCAGAACCAGTTATCTGTGCAGCACCAGAAGAATCAATAGTTTGTCTATTGCCAGCGCTACTAAAGACGCCAACCTGTAAAGATCCAAGAGTATCTATAACTGCTCTATTATTATTAGAACCAAAAAGACCGACTTTTTGTGAACCAGATATATCTACTTCTACTCTATTGTTAGTAGCACCAAAAATACCTACTTTTTGAGAACCTAAAGAATCAACATCCGCTCTATTACTACTTGACCCAACTAATGTAAAAGCATTGACATTTGAAGTATAAGTAGAGGCATTGTATGTTGTGTAAGCAAGATTATTAATAGTCGTAGAACCGGTAATACCAACTGGATTTGTTAGACTAGATGTTACAGTAATTAAATCACTTATTTGCACATCAACATTTATAGATCCCGTCACTGGTATTGGATTAGCAAGCGATGCCGTTACCCACACAGGACTTGTTTGGCTAGATGTAACTATTTGAACAGAACCGCCTGTTTTTACGGATGCAGAAATTTCATTTAAAGCACTAACAACGGACGATATATTAGAACCACTTATTTCTTGAATTATGTGATGTGGAGAATGAACATTAGATGTTAATTCGGTAGTTTTAAGATATATACCACCGCCAGTACCTTCTTTAATTTCTATATTATTAGCCATTTAATTATTTCCTAAACTACTCCAAGATAGAATGAATTATCTATACAACTAAAATCTAATGATATTGGGCAACTGCCAGTTACTAAATTAGGTGGTGTTAAAAATATAGAATTTAACATTACATATCCATTGCCATTGTTAATTGATAAATTGCCATTTCTTATTGAAAATTCAAAATGTGGTTTTACTTTTACTGTATTAAAAATTAAATCACTTTTTTTGAATATCTTATAGCTCATATTAGTAATCTAATCTAACTCTTAAAGTCATTTCTTGTGTTGGATTTTTCTTTAAAGGTTCTGACAATTTAGCAACTGCTAATAATTCATTGTCAGGAGAATAAAGACCAACCGTGGTTATATAAGAAACTGGTAAATCCTCTGGTACATCTTTAACCACCATCTTAGAACCAGATAAATAAGTAGGATTAGAACTAAAATTAAATTCATTATTATGTACTCTACAATAATGTATTGTAGAATTAAGTTCTGTTGTATTATTAAATTTTATATTATTTATACGGCTTCTTAAGCCAGCATTTATTTGATCTATTGTACCGCTTTGGAACATTCTTTCTACATCATAAGTCAAACTTGCATTAGCTGACATATTTACGCCAACGCTTAATTGTCCATCCTGTGTTCCAGACATTCTAGATGTTATAGAATTAATACCAGAATTTGTAAACAAAGACGTATTTAATGCCACTATACCAGCTTGATAAAATACAAAACCTACTTTTTTATCATTTTGTGCGCTAGCTAAAGGAGTACCAACGGAATCAGCAACATACAAAATACCATATTCACCAGCCGGTGAATTAACAAAATAATTTGTACTTCCACTGGCATCAAATACTTTGACGGCAGTAGTAAAAGGAGTATTACTTGCAGAAGTAACACCTATTATCATTTCATAACTACCTTTTTTAATTTCATCTTTTGTTAATAATCTTGAAAAATTCAAAAAATACATAGATGTAAATTTATCGCCACCAGTAGCAGGATTTCCATCTTTATCAAACTTCAATATTGAACCGGTAGTATCAAAACCTGCTAATACTTGTGCCATTTGATTATAAATATTTATTTTCTTTTTTGCAAATGTATCTATCGTTAAACTGCTGCTACCGGGAGAATTTGCTGCTTGTCCAGCAGTCATATCAAATAATAAATTAGCAGATGAACTTAAATATGGATAATCATATATACTTTGAAACATTCCATGAGAAAAGTTTTTAATACTTGAAGTACCATATGTACTACTAGAAACTATAGTTCCAGTAATTGGAATATTTTCATATAATAAAGTTTTAGTTGATACTACATCGTCATCAGATAAGGTTTTATATGTCGTAGCCATTTATATATCCTTGCTATTTTATTTTACTTTAACTAATAAAATTGGTACATCAACACTAGCGCCGGTTGTTACGCCAGAAATTCTTAAAATTGTTAAAATTTGTCTTGCGCTTGTTACAGTACTACTATAATTTTGAAAACCATTAGCACTGCTTATGTCCATTGAAGAACCCAAATTTTCAAATAAATAATCGCTTGTTTGTACGCCTAAAGAGGATTTTATTCTAAATTTTAACATTGTTCCTACTGGTCCTCTTATTACTCTATTGGCACTATTAGTATTATTTTGATTTGGTAATGGAATATCGGATACAAAGTCTGTGTCTACACCCGAAGAAAAGAAATATGTTGCAATGCCATCATCATCAATATAAGATGGGGTTTGTAAAAACAAAGGTCCAACTCTATCTGCTGCTATAGAACCAAATTTACTATCAAATTCAATAATATATTGTTGCTCTTTTAAAGATGGATCTAAAATTTCCCTTTGAGGTATTTCAGTTGTATTTAAACCTTGTTCTAAACTAATTTTATTACTTGTATCAGTATCAAAGCCTTGTAAAATACCCCTGTTGTTTACTACTGCTGATTTATATGTCAGCGAGTTATTATTAGCAAAGAAATTTTCTGTAGTTTCGTCTACCGCTAGCACATAACCATTTTGTACCAATTCTGGTATTGCATATTGCGTACCGGCGCCATTAGACAAGTTATTGACTAATATTGATGGTAAAAATGTAAAATCATTTCTTGGTAGAGTTAGAAGTTTGCTTTTTAAAAATGAAGCATTGTTTGTAAAAGCTTCTAAAATTGGCGTTTGCATAATTTCTAAATCATAATATGCAGAACCGCTAGGGTGATCTTTATTATATAACTTATAATCTATTTCATCATCGCCAAGAGCAAATTTTACAACACGAAAAGTGCCATCACCTTTTGCTAATCTCATTCTTCCTGTATCAGTTAAAACGGCGTCTAGTATTATGTCACCGCTATTATCTATAAAAGCCATATTTTTGTCCTTTAGTTACTTTCTATAAATAGTATATTATATTAGAATTATTCTTCTTTATCTAAATTAGTCTTAAAATTAAAATTAAAATCTATTTTTCTTCCACTATGTTTAGAAGTAAGCCTCATTTTAAAATTTCTATTCCACATTGTATCGCTATTAATTCCTAATTTAACATCCGTTGGTTCTATTTTAGATGCTATACTTTGTCCAAAAGAAGGAGAAATTTTTATATATCTTTTAACACTTTTTAACAAATTATAATATTTTTCTTCTGGTTTAAAAAGCGTAACCTTTAAAAGACCATCTACATTTTCTACTTTATATACATCAGATAATATAGAAATGCCGCCGTGATAATCAATAGTTCTAGCTGTATAATAATAAATTTTTCTTGGATCTATAGTATCATTATAAGTAACAAAATCTATTTTAGATAATTTTATATCTATTTCATTTAAAAGATCTGCCATAGAAAAATCTTCTAAAGATTCAGGGATAGATGTCTTTCTAAATATTTGAAATTTTGTTATTAAATCATCAGATCTAAAAATTAAAGAATTACTATTCCTTAACTGTGTGTTTTTTATTTCATTAAAATATATGCTATCTTTATCGCTTATAGGAGTAGCTTTTGCAACATAACTACCTAAATTCGTAGAAAGATTAATTTTTAAATCTTTTTCTGAACCGATTGCTGGCAATAATTCTAAGTTTGGTTTTAATGGTGGATAAGAAAGAATCTTATTAATAAATTTAGAACTATCTTCTATTAAAAATAATTTAACATCTGGGTTATTTTCATAATCTATTGTATATTCTGATGAGTTTTGATTAAATCCAGCTTTTGTATATTTATATTTGTTACCGACAGACATAATAATAGTATTTAATTTATATAAATAATTTTTATTATATTTAACTTGTGTGTCAATTATTTTTATTTGCTCTTCCGAGCAGTTTGGTATGTACCATTCTTGCAATGGCTGTGCGCTTTCTATAGCGTTTATAACTCCAACATTTGGATCGTTGTCGAATTTTATAACATCATATTTTTGTAATAAATATCCTATAACCTCAGTATAATTATTTTCTCCATTCATTATTTGTTGCATTGAACGCATTTTATCATTTAATAAATTGTTATATAATGAAGCTAGCGTCACAATAAGAGGAGAATTAACACCACCAGTTGCACTAACTATTACATTAAATAAATTAGAATCTATAGTTTTACCTTTTAAAAATATTTTTCTATTTATGTTGCTATTGTTAATATTATTAAATGTATAATTTTGTTTATTAATAAGAAATGAATTCATTATTTCATTTAAAATAGAATTATTTTTAAATAAATTATAAAAATTATATTCTTCTTTTGGATGAGTATTAAAATTTATTTCTGTATAAAAAGGAAAATTATCTTTAAAACTATTAAATATTGTTAAATAGTTTTTTAAATCTATATTAGTAGTATTAACTATTGGATTGGGAATGGAATAAGGATCACTATATTCTGGACTTAAAACTCTTATAAAAGTAGAAACGCTAGATCCTAATAAAGAATTTAAAAATGTAATATCTTCGTATTTAGAAATCCCAGCTATGTTTCTCCCACCAGTTTTTTCTATAAAATTATTATCAACATAATCATAAAAATATGGTAAATTTGGTTCTTTAATTCTTTTATCATTTGAGGTTAAAAAGTTTTCATATTTTTCAATTAGTTTATTATATTCAAATAAACATTCAAAATTAAAATATTCATTTTTATTAAAATTTTCATCTCCTATAGATAATTCTTTTAGTTTTTCATAGTGTTTGAAAGTAAAAAAATTAATATCAGTAATATCTTTATTAAGAAAAAGCGATTTTGAATTGTTTATAACATTTAATATATCTCTAGAATTATTTTTAGATTTTATTGTTATAGTTCCCCTATATTTTTGATTAACAGAGTCAAAAAATTCATCAAAAGTATATAATAATTCATTATTTAAAACACAATCATATTCTTGTGTTTGATTATTGATAGTGATTCTTAATTCATCATTTTTAAAACCATCAATATCGTCAGAAACATAAATATTTTTTTTGCCTATTTTATTCATAAAATTTACCGTTACGGAAATCCACCGGGGGGAGGATTATTACCACCAAAACCACCATCTCCTCCGTTAAAAGGACCAGAATTACCGCCAAAAATTCCGGGTGGTAAATTAGAATTACCAATATTAGAAAAATTTTTACCGCCGCCTTTTACTTGTCCCTTGACGCCCTCTTTAATAGAAGCGCCAACCTTACCGCCACCAGCACTTGTTCTACCTAATCCAGTTGGAACACTTATTGGATTTTCTGGCGTAGAAGAGGGTTGGGCCTCTACGCCAGACCCTAAGCTTTCATTCGGGATTTTTGGAGTTCCTAGCAATTCTGTTGCACCATCAACATACCTTGGGGTAGTGAAGCTACCTTGAGGAGTTTTTAAAATATCAATTTTTGATGTATCTAAAAATCCAAATCGTGTACCGGCATCAAGGTCAAGACCAAATCTTTCTCCAAATTGCAAAGCGCCTTCTAAATCAAATCTTTCTGGAATAGTTACTCTTGGAGTAGACTTTATCGCTACGCTGGAAGTTGTGTCGCCAGTAAATAATTGCGGAATATAATTAAAAGTTTCTTCAGAAATAAAATTTCCATCAGCAGTAAAATCTAAAATTTTATTTTCAAATTCTATATTTTCTATAGTTAATTCCGGAACATCTCTAGCAACATTCGTTTTAAGATCTCCTGCAATTAATAAAAAATATTTATTAAAAATTGGCATAGAAACATCCGTATAAATACCATCTAAATCGGCAGATATTAATCTACAAAGTACTGGAACAGAGTCTGGAAAAGAAAGAATTTGGTTAAGTGTTGCAACATCTAAATCTTTCCAATTATCTGCTTTTATCATATTTTTAGTTTGTACAGAATTATATTCAAGATATTGCACTTTATGTATTGTACCAAATAATAAATTATATTTAGAATTTTGTATAATATTTTTTACAAAATTTCTTGGATCATTATTTGTAGTATTGCTATTATCTCTATTAAATAATATATTTTTTAAACTAATAATAGAAAAAACTTGAAAAGAAGATTGAAGCACATATTTTTGCAGTTCAGAACGATTAGTAATTAGAAATTGTCTAAAGTCTTGATTATTATTAGGCAAGTTTCTAGTAATAGTTGAAAATGGATTTTTTTGTGTTTTTGAAGATAAATTAAATTTTTTATTATTTGTATTTATAGATTTTAATAAAATATTATTTATTAAGTATGGCTGAAGTTTATCTTTATTTTCTATAAAATATAGATTATTTTCAAGATCGGTTTTTTCATCCTGAGTATACAGAGGCTTAGAAATCGTAATAGAGTAATTGCTTAATAAATCAGAAAATTTTTGTCTGTTTTTTTCTATATCATCTCCATTATCTTTGTAATATTCATTTGTACTATAATTAAACATTTTTTCTTTTTTTATACTTTCTTCTAAATTAGAAAATATAGGTGATGGATAAGTAAGAATATTTTCTCTTGATTCTAATGATATGTCTAAAGAATTTTCTTTATTATATATGCTAGACGGCCCTAGACAAATTTTCACAGTATCATTTTTTAAAACAATATCTTTACTAGAATCTACAATATAAGAATCAACATTTCTTTCAAACACAGCTTTTAAATCGTCTGCTTGCAACTTATTATCATTTATATCTGGTAAAAATTTATAACCCCTGCTTGGCATCAATTTATCACTTTTTGAACGATATAATTGAGTATCTATTTCATAATATTCATTATTAAACCAATAATCTATTGTACAATTGCTTGAACCGGTAGAATTAATTATATTTTGTAACATATTTATTAATTTTTCAAATACCTGAACGCAATAACTGATGCTTTGAATATTAGCAAAATCTGGATTTAACAAATTATTTAACGATTCTAAAACATCATTTTCATAACTTATTATTTTTGTTTGACCAGTTTTTTGATCAACAATTATTTCCTCTTTTAATAAACCAAAAAAACTCGCAGCAGATAAATAGTTTAATATTGCTACTCTATTAGAAATAGAATATTTTTGTCTATAGGGTCCATTAGCGTCATTAGAAAAAGCATATGTAAATCTATCAGTCAAAGTATCATAATAACCATTTTTTAATGATATATTATATAATAAATTACTATTTAGCGCTCTAGTATAATTAGAAGTTTTAATAAAATTATTTGTTTCATTTAAATACAGTTTTAAATTTATTAATGAACTTCTTAAGTTAGGAATTATATTATTTATGACATATTGTTTTAAACGGTCAACATATTGTATTTGCAATCCATATTGATATGTTCCATTGTTTTCATTGCCAATATTTTTGTCCAAGAAATGTATAGTTCTATAAGCAAGGCGATTAGCAAGCTCGCCGTTATTTTTTTGTATTTCTTCTATATATCCTTCATAAGCATCAATTGTTGATATACTATATTGTTCATTTGATTCACCAGAAGAAATAATTGTTTTAAAACCATAAAGATCATTTATTATTTTAACAGAATTAGTATTTTTATATTTTTTTATTTTTTTTCTAAGAATATTTATTGATTTTATTTCTGAATATCTTTGGAGTGATAAAAAAGTGTCAAAAGATAAATTTTTAAAATATCTTTTATACGGCGAATTTTCATATATCATACTGTTAAAATCAATATCAAAAAAACCAGAGGCATATATTTTTTTTTCGCCATTTACAACACCAAAAACTTTTGATAAATATAAGTTAGAAAAAAAACTATTAACTTTTTCAGAATTTTTATCTGTTGGTTTTTTAGTCAAAATTCCTAGTTTATTTTGTTCATTTATCAATCTATTTAAACTACTATTTTGTAAAAACGTAGTATTTACAACTCTTAAATCTCTTAAAATTTGCGGTCTAACATTGTCACCATTAACTATTAAATCATAAATTGCTATATTACTTATAAAAGTATCTTTAAAAGAAAATTGTTCTAATATTTCATTTTCTTTAATATATTCTCTAATATCATAAAATAAAACAGCTCCTAAACCAAAATATGAAATATTATTTAAATTTGGAGTATCCCCAAAATTATTTTTATTAAAAAATAAACTATTTTTATATCTTAAATGTACAATCCCAGTTGTATCTTGTTCTGATGTATATTCTACATAATGCTCGTTTACATCGTTTTTGCTACCAAAAAAAGCAACTCCTGCGTTCATATCTACATATTTTGAACCATATTTATTTAATAAATCATCCAATGCAAATATATTTGGTATTCCCGCTAACTTATTTTGCATTTCAGAAGAAAGAATTTGGAAAACTCTCAACTTCATAAATTTTTTTGCTTTTTCTTCACGAAAAATTTTTGGTTTTGATAGTTCATCTCTTATTGTAACAAAAAAATCACAAGTCAATGTCGATCCTTCGTCATAAGAAGAACCTAAAGAATTAATTGTTATTTGAGAAATATAGAAAGTGCTATTAGTAGAAGCTTCTGGGGCAGGAAATACTTCATTTCTTATATTAGTTATTTGATTTTGTGTAAAGTTAATAAACATTTTAACAATCAACCCCCGGAGGACAATCTTTATTAAATGGACCTACTGCATCGGTAACGTCGGTATCATATGCTTTAATATTGGCAGTTGTTTTGGCTGGTAATTCTATTTCATCATCTACTAAAACTTCTAAATAATGGTCAACAATTGAATTATCATTTTCTATACCAATTTGGAAAATATTAGGATATTTTTCTGGCATATCTAACAAAATATTATTTTTTATAAATACATCTTTTTTTAACATTTTTAATGCTCTCCAATATTTTGTATTGTTTCCAGATGTATCTTCAATAAAAAATTCAATATCAAAATTTTCTTTTAAATTATCAACATTTAATTCATTAACATCTAATAATAAAGTTTCTGTTGAAAGTCCAATTGTATAACCAATTCCTCGATTGTCACTTACGGTTGCTAAAGGAAAATATTTTGGCTCTAATTCATTAAAATCTTTTTGTATTCTTATAGTATATAAACTATCGGTGGCATTAATTTGTGGTATTCTTAAAAATGGTTGTAACGTTTTTGATTCTCCATCGCTATTATCAATATATTGTTGAGAAGAGGAAATGGATCCTTCTATAAATCTAATAGACCACGCCGGATATGATTCTGAATTGCCTGAAGATCTGCCTATAGGAAGCGTTAAAGCATAGTTTTTGTCTATATTTTCTTGTATTTTAGTAAGTTTAATTTCATCTAGATCAACAACTATTCTTTGTTCTAATTGCTTTGTTGTATCAATAGAAGAAAAATTATACTGTGTTTTTAATGTGGGTGTCTCATTAAATATTCTTTCTTCAATAGAATTTTGTGATTCGCTGAAGTTAGCGTATTTAGAGTCATATAATATTTCATCATCATAAAATGCGTAATAATAAGGTTTCAACTTACCTATAGAAAGTAAATATTTTCCATAAGAGGTTAGTTGCACATCAATTATTTCTTCTTTACTATCAAAAAAAGACATTTTTTTATTCTTCTGTTGTTAAATCTCGGCGTTCAGCTGTATCTATTTTTTCTACTGCCTCAACTTTATAACCAGCTTCAATATTAACTAGTTCAACTAAAGAAAAGAAATCATAAGGCCAATTATAAGAATATTCTGGTGTTTTACTTACCCCAGCAAATTCAAATTTATATCTAAGGTCATCTTTTGAGTCTGCTGTTAGCGAATAATAATTTTTATTAGCTTTTTTCTTTACTTTAAAAACTTGCCATTTAATATTATTTGGCAATATTTTTCCTTCAAACAATTCATTTTCGTTCAATGGATGTTCAATAATAACTGGTTCGTCGTCTATTTCTGGTGTTAATGCTATACGCGGTGCCAAGCCTTGCCAAATATCTGATAAATCTTGTTTATTAAGCTGGGTTTTAAATTCAGCAAAATACATAATAAAAGGTTTTACAGCGTTTCTATTTACTACCCAATCTAATAATGGTGGTACATTGTAATCTAATAAATTTTTTATAGTTTTTACTATAGAGCTTTGATTTGTAGGAATAGAAATTTTTCTTTCAGTTCTACTTGTAGTAACAGCAGTTGTTTTTCCTTCACTTGCAGCGATACCCGCAATAGGTCTACCTTTGCCTGTTAAGATGGGTTCTGATTTTTCCGTAATAACGGTAGAAAAACCATCAAGCACATCTTGCCCTTCATTATTAAATAATTTTTCAATTCTATTTTGTATTAGTGAAACGGGTAAATTAGAGTCATCAAAATTTAATTTTAAAAGTTTATTTATAGTATCAATATTGATTTTAAAATAATAAGGACCAGATACATTTTCTGGGTTTAACAACATTTGAGGATCTGTACCGTCTTTTCTTTCTAAATATGGTATTAGTAATACAGCTTCAGAAATTTCTTTTGTTTCTGCTATTTTTCCTAAATATTCTTTTTGAGGACTAAAACCAACTGCTTTTGCCAAACTTTGTGTTGGAGCCGTAAAAGGAGAATCTTTATAAGGATCTAAAACTTCTATAGAAACACCAGAATTAGTATCAGGTATGGAGCCATAACCTGACCACATACCAATAGAATTTATTTCATAAGCACTGTGAGTAAAATCAATTGTTGAACTTGTGACAAGTGTTTTACATTCCGCATAATTTATATTGCTATCATTATTAAAATTTAATATTGGACTTTCAAATTTTGTTTGTATTACCCATCTTGATAAAGAAGAATCGGTATTATCAGTAACTTCTAATGGTTTTCCATCTGGGTTATATTTTACTATTTTATCAACAGATTTTTGTTTTATATTAAAAGAACTTGTTAATGGCATTCTTTTAATATAAGCGGGTCTAGAAGAAATTGTATTTACGTTAAGATTAGAAACATCGGCATTTAAAAATACACTAGAAGAAAAAATGTTATTAAGACCATCTGGTATTTCCTCTAAAACTAATGAATTAAAAATTTCATCTAATTCATATTTTCTTGTATCTGTAGGCGTAAAAGACATTTTTAATATAGTTTTACCATACCAATAACTTGGAACATATGAAGAAAATGATTCTTGAGAATATAAATCAGTTGGAGATATATATCCAACTAAATTGCTTAAATTTTTTGTAAATTGCGTAGGAGGACCAAATGTTGAAGCGGCGGGCATTGTTGGATAATCTGATTTATATGGAAAACCGCTGTATGTAATATTATTTGCGTATGCACTAGCACCTATATCCAGTACTGTTTTTAAATCACTACTCTTTTCTAAGCTCAAATACATTTCATATTTTTTATCTTTGATAAATTCGGAAAATTCATTCTGTTTGTTTGATTTAATAGTTGTTAAAGAATTGTTTTTTAAAAAAAAGTTTGGTATTTCTGCTAAATAATTATTGATAGCTAGATAATATCTATTATCATTAAAAATTGTATCTTTTTTAATAGTATGATTTGCATCTTTTAATGGATAATATGGATATCTTAATGATGATGTTGGCAATATAATACCATTAGCACTACTACCACTAAAATAATTATATCCTTGTCTACTTGGATCTATATAATATAGAACTAAATTATCAAATTGGTAAACAAATAATGGATTAGTAAAAGCTAGATTAATATCTAGTAATGATTCAAAAGGTGCTCTATTGTCATATTTTCCAGAACAATAAAATGGCATTTCTTCACAGTAACCATTCTTTTCTGAGCCACCAGAACCCCATGAACCAGTGCTATAAAAATATGGATATGATCCAGTAAAATTGTTACTTATAACATCAACTATTTTATAATTCTGCGCCAATCTAGGAGTGTCATATTGGGGAATATAAGAATTAATGTATTGAGGGTTAAATAAATTAGTTTGAAAATTATTACCAACTAAATTATCATTACTTTCAGGTTTACCATAATATACAGGCCAATCTACCGCTAAACCAGATTTTATACTATTAAATAATATACCGGGAGAAAAAAATGGTTGCAATAGTGTAGCAATTTGATAGTTAAGAGGTGGTCCTTGGGTTCCGGTAGCATATCCGGTAATAACTGTATCATGATAAAAATCTTTATTTGAATATATTGTTCCAGTTAATTGTTCTAAAGATAAATTAAAAAAAGATTTTTGAAATAAATCTACTATTTGGATCGCTCTTTCTTGTGGATAAAATCCCTTATATGGTAATAATTTTTTAACACCATTTAGTTTAATATAAATTTTTTTGGTTAAATTAGAAGGAGTGTTATTTTTTTCTAAGTCTGTAAGCAAAAAATTTGATAATTTATCAGTAACATTATAATTTGAACCTGTATTATAAAAATCTACTGTTGCTCCATCTAATGATAAATATCCACCAGTTATATTAGATAAAAAATTACCTGCCTCAGAAACAATATAATAATCCATAAAAGGAGAAATTTTATATTCTGCAATTAATGTTTTATCAGCAGATAAATGTTTTATATTATCAAAATATTCTTTATAACTATTATACCAAGGTTTTTTACCAGAAATGATATCTGTTTTATAAATCATTCCATTATTTTTAATAAATAATGAATAATTACCCTTAATAACTGACGGAAAAGCATTTTTATAATCTAAAGATGGTTTTGGAACAAAGTAATATCTATTCTTATTGGGAGTATGATAAGATTTAAATTTACCTTGAGAAAATTGTGGATTTTTTATTAAAAATCCATCTACTGTTTGTCCAATATTATTTGTGTATTCATCTTCATTAGGAGCAGTTAAAATATTGAATAATTCTAATTCATTATAACCATATAACTCGCCATAAATTGAAGAAGAAACGTTATAATTGTACGAGGAAATGCTGCTAGCATAAGCATTAGAAAAACCAACACTTTCTGAAAAATCTGCAATCCAAATAGAATCATAGCTATTAATATTATTAAATGATGCAGACAAATAGGCATGATTTGTTCTAGGAAAAGGTCTTAGGGCACCAAATACATAATTTAAAAATGAACCAGTTCTAGCTGTTGTAGCTAAACTAGAAGAAAAAGTTGGTATATCTAAAGAACCAATAGAACCAGTGCCATTACTAGATGAATATGCATTAGTTCTTGCTCTATCGGCAATACTATCTTTCCATATAGTTCTTATTCTAGCAATATTTTTATCTCTACCATTACTGCCTGTTCCGTTAATTTCTTCATATACTTCTTTATATCTTATTTCTTTAGTGCCAACATTAATTTTTCTAGGATAAATAATAGCACCATATTCAGCACCAATATATTCTGGTTTTGGATCATATACGTTGTTTAAATCGGCATCTAATAGTATGTCGTGTAACTGTGGAGCTTCGGAGATGGTTTTACTATTAATTTTTAATCTTTCTGACAAATCTTCATTAATAATTCGTTCTTTGTTGTTGTCGTATGGGCCAACAAATACTATTGTATCAGCAGAACCCGTAACATTAACTTTATGTTTCATTGGCACATTGTAAGTAACTACTGGTTCTTTATATGCTGTAAAACTATCGGCTAATTCGCTAGTAACATCTAATAATTCTTGATCTGCAACAATAGTTTGTCTTGTTCCCGCATTAAGATCTTGAACAAGAATTTTATTATTTTTTCTAGATTCTATAGATAATTTATTATATGAATTTCTTATTTGTTTATAAGGAAAATATCCATAAGGACCAATAATGTTTAATATATAAGCATTTATATCGTTATTAAAATTGCTACCAGTGCTAATAAGGTTAGAAGATGTATCTATATTTTTTAATACATATGTATTTAATCCCGCAAAATCTATAATATTAGTACCAGATAAAGATGCACTAATAAATACATAATTGCTATCTGCATAAGATAATTCATTTAAATAAAAACTAAATGGATAAGAGCCAGTTAATGAAGCAGTTGTCCAAGTGTATTGTTTATCGCTTCTTGGAATAATGTGTGTAACAAATTCATTATCATTTTTTGTATTTATTGTAACACCGTTGTTGTCTGCTGGCGACCTATAAATATTTTTTGTTACTTTATGATATGATGGATTATCATTATCAAAACTAGAAGTTTCAGCTAACCAAGAATTTAAATTTTTTCTAACTCTAAAATTTCTATTATTTAAACTATTATAAACAGAATATTCTTCAGCCTCTAAATCTAAAGCACCTCTGGAATTTACTTCTGGTCCTCCCGGTGCTGAAAATCTTTCTACGATTGTTTTTTTACTAGTCTGTCTAATTGGTAACGTTCTATTGGAGAATTCATTAGTTCCAAGATGACCACTACTAGAAGTAGAAATATTTCCTTCTAAAACAACAAACGATTTATTATTATTTAATCTTCCGGAAGTATTTACTGTTTCATAAGTTTTTGTAAAATTATATGGTGCTTTAGCCACTTTTACACTACCAGTATAAGAAGCTGATATATCTGTGCTATATAATATTGGCTGGCTAACTATATTAAATTTTCTATTACTAGAATTAATTATTGTATCATTACCAATATTCTCAGATGCAAAAGTAAAAATAGAATTGCCACTTAAATTAGAAATTACATTAGCAATTGCAACACCGGTATAGTACGGCATTTGTTCAGCCAAAATTCTATTTGCTTTAGAAAAGAAATTAATTAAATCTTTTTTACTATTATAAAACTCTTGTGTATCTAAACTATAAACAACTGGTCCTTGTCTATCAGAATTAGAAAATAACACTTGTCTAATAATTTCTCTATCTACATCATTTTGTGGTTCACCGGGCGTGTTAACACCTTCAGAATTTCTAATTGCTCTTTTTTTAAGCCATAAGCTTCCAGAAGGATTGTATGGAGCAGTAGATTCAATAAACGGATCAGTAAAATTACTAACGTATGTTTCTATAATGTCTCGTTTTTGTGTAAATAAAGGTAATTTACTTTGATATTTATTTCTTACGAGAAGAGTATTCTCTAATACATTCTTAACCTTATTGTCAACATTAGCACTTGCTGGTACTAATTGAATTAACATATCGGATATTGAAGAATCAATCCATTTATAAAAATTAATAAATCTCTCAAAATCAGGTGTATTTTGTACTTTTTGAAAAAATAATGTTCTTAAGTGCGTTAAATCGGAATAATCATTTTTATATCTATTAATATTGCTACCAATAGAATTATTATATTCTTGTAAAGTAGCAAACCAATTAATTATTTCGTCATTTATAATTTGTGACATGCTCTTTTCAAGAGATAAATAATAATTAATTGGTTTATTATTTACAGAACGATTTAAATCATCAGTAATAGGACTTTGTATCAAATCATTTGCATTGATAACCTCTGGATTTTGTAATTTTGCGGAATGTATAAATTCTTTATTTATTACTTGATCGTTGTTAGAATCAAAACCATAACCAAGACCGGTGTGCTGTAAAAGAGCCAATCGTGCAAACCAATTATATCCATATCCAACAGGCGGGCTTTTAGAACCAGAAGAAATATCTTCTACAATAAATTGTCCATTAATATCAGAAGAAGATATATTAGAAAAATCCCAATGCAAAGCCAATGTATCTGCTTTAGTAACTTCAAATATAGCCGCATCGGCATCTTCTGCAAAATTAACAGCAGAATCTTTTATATAATGAACTTTTTGCGTTGGATTTATTCTGCCTCTGCTGGTGGTGTCAAAAACAGAATTTAATATTTCTTCGTCATTTAAATAATCATACCAAACTTTAATTGATGAAGCTTTTATATCAGATTTAGCTATAACGGCTCCATTAAAATCTTGTCTATGTGCTCCTACATATATTCTTCTTCTAGAAGTAGATAGCGCAGTTTTTGCATCATTTTCAGGTATAGACGCGGATAATATAAAAGAGTCATTAACTTTAGTATCTAAAATATAATTATGACCTATTAGTTCAATAGTGTAGTTAGAAATATTGCTACCGCTTGTAGTTAGTAAATTATATAATTTATTTGGGTATACTCTAACAGCAAAGTTCCATTTTTGATTGTCATAAACATCAAAATAATAACTTGAGGTTAAGTTAAAACCAGTGCCGCCCAAAGATCCTGTAAATTTAAAGTATGCATTTTTACTTAAATAATTAGGTTTTATAGCATAAACTTGAAAATTAAATTCATCAGAGCCCCAAGACAAATTATTTTCATCATTTGTTACGTGCATACCAAATAAAGAAACTTCTGTAAACTCGGCAATAGAAAAATTACTATATTCGTATGTTACTTTTTTTGGAAATAATATTTCTGCTTGTACAGTTATAGGTATATTATATCTATAAGCATTTAAATTTTGATCTACGGTTGTTGTTGTTTGTAAATATCCTCTTGTGTTATCATCAGAATCTTTAGCTTTTTGATAAACTGTTGCTTCATAACTAGAAGAATTATTAAAATCAACAAATTTTTTATTAACAACAGTAAATTTATATTTATTGTTTGTTAAGTCATATTCTGCATTATTTGGATATAAATTAATTTTTATTAATTCTTCATCTATACCAAAACAACGAATGAGATTTCTAAAAGATTTTTCTGTTCCTTTGCTTTTATAAATATATGAAAGATTATTATAAATATTTTGATAAATTATATTTTTAATATTATGTAATTTTTCTTCATAAAGCGTATCTTCATTTCTAGAAAATATTTCTTCTAAAAATGTTAAACTATTAAATAATTCAGTGGATTCAAAATCATAAGAAGATAAAATATTATTTAAAAAATTGTTTGGTTTTTTATCTTCGCTTAAATATTTAACTTCTTTAAATTTAGGCAAATTTTCTATTTGTATATGTAATGTATCAAAATAGCTAGAAATTATTTGAACTAAATTAGATAAATCATTTGAATTATTTATTTCTGCATCATTTGTTATCCAATCAGGTATAGATTTATAAATATTAGAATTATTATTACTATCATATTCACTACCAGAAATAGAATATTCATTTAACGCCGTTTCAACTAGTGGATTAGTAGAATAAATAATTGGATCCTTATTTTCTATCTCTTCACCAAAATAACTATCTATTGCAGAACCAGTGCTTCTAGTATTTAATGTATAATTATTTATTATACCATTACTAATTCTTCCTGAATAATCGAGGCAGGAAGTATCTATATTAGTAATAGAAGTAGAATTTATTATACCTTCATTGAATTTATAATACACTCCCAAAGAACTATTAGAATCATCAGTATTAGAGCCACCGCCAACTTCAGTAAACCAATATCTAGAAATTTCTTGTGATGTTCTGGCTTCTTTCCAAAATCTAAATTCATCAAATGAACCGTTGCATGAACCTAATTTATCGTATAAAGTAGTGACGCTTGCAGAGTTTGCTTGATAAGCACCGATATATGCTCTTGATTTATAATTATTGGCTAATCCTATATTACCTTTGCCAATAAATGTATTGTTTGATATTAAATTTCCATCTACAAATAATTGAATATTTAAATCAGAAGAATTACTCTCTGAATTTTTGAAAACAAATGCGTAATGATGCCAAGTGTAAGGATCAAAATTATAATCTAAAGTTTGCATTTCTATACCAGAAGTACCTGAAATATATGAAACGGCAAATTTATTTTCTGTATTGCTATAATTTTTCTTGATAGTTAATCTTGTATAATTATTACTACCGCTTGTAATTGTATTCCATAGATCAAATAAACAGTAATCTGCGTTAGAAATAGCTGTTCCAGAAACTACATTATCTTTAAACCAAAATTCTACAGTATTACCTATTGATGTGACGCCTAGGTTTGATTCTCTGTTTTTTATTAAATCATAAATATTACCAGAATCAAACTTATTATCTTCTCCAGAATTTGGGCCACCTTTAACAAGCACATATTGTGGCGCAGAAGAGCTTCTTAAAATATTAGATACATCAATAGTGTATGTTGAGGTACTTGATCCACTTAAATTAATGTAACCAGTTGTTTTTGGATAAATTTTGTCAAATACATAAAGATCTAATTGGGAAGATTTATTCCTCCATTCCATTTTTTCTTTCTTAGAACCATCATATGGATATCTTTGATAGATATTTTTTATTGCATCGGTATAATATTTTTCTGCCGAGCCATATCTTGCAAAATTAGAAGCAGAAGTAAAATCTACTGGTGGTAAATATCTGTTTTTATCTTCATATAACTCTTCTAAATAACCTTTAGACTCTGCTTCATCATATAAACTTTGAAGTTGTTTATTAGAAACAATTTTTTGTGATGTTTTTCCAAACAGATCTTTTAATGACATAGTTAAGCAACCCTAAACTTGAAAATATTTTTAAATTCTTTTAATTGTATACCATCATATATTGCTAATTTTATACCATAACCATAATCTTTTTCAAGAATATTCATGTCTAAATCAAAATAATTACCCTTGGAATCATATGAGGTTTTACTATAGGCTATAGATCCTGTAGAATAATCTATTATTGTATAATTATCATTAAATCTAAATATTTTATAATATAAATTAGGAATTATTGTATTTTCTATATTATTATAAGCTTTAGAATATATCGTTGGTTGCCAATCATAATCACGTACAAAAATATTAAATTTTATTTTTTCATTTTGATCATAAAAGCTTTTTAAATTAGTAATATTTATAATATATTTTGTATCTTCTTCAAAATCATAATTCTGTCTAGCGTAAACATCAAAAGAACTAGAAAAGTATGTTAACAATGAAGACGAATTAAACCATTTATCATAAACGACACTAGCAGTGGTATCTAAAGTGACAGTCGCCTTATATATACCAGCACTTGGATTAGTTACTGTTAAAAAAGAACTAGTTATTTCTTGCGTTAAGGAAGAATTAGTATAAAATTTAATATTTAAAGTAGGATTACCTACAATATTTTTTAAATTACCATTTACTTTATTGTAAAAATATAAATTCATCTTATTATCATCACTAGATAATAAACTACTTGAAGCATAAAAATTTATTCTATCATCGGTAACAGATGGGTTCCATCTTGCTTCAATACAAGGTCTATTTAAATAAAACTCTGAACTTCTAGCAGAAAATCTTTTAGTATAAAAACTTTCATTTGCAGTGCCGTTTTCAGCTGAACCTGATAAGAAAATGATAAAACCATTATTTTCTAAAGTATTGTCCATCCATTTTTCGCATATGCTTGTAACATCTATTTCTATATCTTCTAAACCACTAGAAAAAGATTGAGTTACTAAATAAGAACCGGTATAGTAATCACCACCGGTATTAAACCAATAAAAATCTCTAGTAGAAAATAACCAATTTGTTCCCTCGCCATTAAATTGCAAAGAATAACCATAATCAGAATAAGAATCTAAATCCAATCCATAGCCTTCCACCCAAGAGCCGCTTATGGCTGCAATATTTACAGTAAAATTCCTTGGAACAGTAAATGGATGTTCAACATTAAACATTCTTAAAAAAAATTTAACACTACCAGACGCTGGTACAATGTTTAAATTTCTATCATTTAATATTTCATTAACTGGAAATTCTACTAAAATTCTTGATTTTTCTAATGATGAGGAATTGGCCTGACCTAAAACAGAAAAAATTTCTAATGAATCGGCAGCTCCCAGATTAGCTTCTTCCGCTCTATCATAAAGATTTTCTCTAAATGCATTTGTTATAGTAGTATCTTTGTTGGCTATATATCTTTTTATTGACATTATAGTATGGTTCCTTTGATATCGGAATCAGGAAATTTTAGCTCCATAACTACATTATCTGGAACATTTATGTATCTACCGTCTGGGGATGTATTTTCTTTAAAATTAAAACTTGCATTAGAATATGTAGAGCCAACTCTTTCTTCTATTCGTACTGATATAACGTCTAATAAGCCATTAACTTTTTTTAAACTATTAAAGATGTTTGTTATTAAAAACGGCTCTCCAAAATCTGGTATTAATTGTAAATCTATTCTTATTTGATTAATAGCGTCAGTTAATATGTCATATTTAGATCTATTGTTATCTCCAACAGCCGTAAAACGAACAGAGTAATTAACTACTTTACCATCAAGTATATCAATAGAATCATTTATCATTTTGTGACGTTCAAGCCAAGTTTTTATATTATCTTTGACAGTTTGATTTGGTGCTGTTAAAAATCCATTGCTATCTTCACATAAAACATATAAATTTAAATTTCTTCTAATAGAATTTTGATCTTTTATAACATTTATTCTTTTAACGCTTCCAAATTTACTTGGCATAGAATAAACCAAAGAGCGATAATCGCGCTCTGTTACAGCCCTATTTTGTGAAGCAAAACAATTAGCTATTCTTCTTTTTAATTCTTCAGAATTTAATACCGTAACATCTCCTAATAATGCCGATTCATTATTAATCTCTAGGCTGCTTTTAACAGTTTGAAGTAGCGTACCAAATAAGTTTTGCTCTTTCGGAAATTCAAATATTGGATCAACAACATTAGTAAGAGTGTCTACACCAAAGTTTACTCCAGTAGAAACATTGTTAAATCTATATGTAACTATTAAACTAGTTTGTGAAGGAGCAATACCAAATTTATCACTATTAATTAATCTTGTTGGATCAAAACTATCAGAACTTATATATTCTTTACCATGAAGATTTAATATTGCATTAGTTGGTTCTGTAATCATTGAATAGTTATCAGGTATGGTAACATTTGAACTAGCGCCAAATTGTAACGTAGTAGTTCTATAATTTCTATCTACAACAAATCTTCTTGGAACTATAAATGGTTTTAATATTTCTTTTGCTAAAAGAGCTTCTGTGGCATTTCTATTTGTAACGCTTTTGTAAATAACATTTTGTGATAAATAATCTACTTCATAATATTCATTGCCTTCTAAATCAAAAATAGAAATTATTTCAACGATATCAGCTTGTGCTAAAGTAAATGTGGGAAATCTAGTAAATTCTCCTACTGGTATTGTTTCGGTTTGTATTATTCCAGAGATAACCGGTCCATAAGCCTTAATACCAAAAAATATAGGTTCGCCAGTAACTGGATCGGTTTCTAAAACTCTTATTTCATTTGCCGGATTATCAAAACGTACATCCTCGGTAAGAATAAATCTACCACCATTGTTTGTTCCAAAAATACTATTTCTTTTTAATATCGGAGCATAGTCCATATTTGGATTACCACTGCTAGCAGGAATAGATATATAAAAAGAGGCTATGCCGGTAGACGACACAGAATTACTAAATTTATATCCAACTTGTCTACCAATTTTTATTATGTTATTAAATTCAGAAGCGGTATCTAAAAAACATTCATTTGCTTGATAATCTAAATAAAAAGATAATACATCTCCAACATAAGCTACGGTATCTAACATCAAAGAACCAAAAGAAGCTTCATTAAAATCTTTATAAGTGTTATCATAATATCTTTTCGCATGTTCAACTAAATCTGCTTTAATTGAATCAAAATCTCTACTAGTATATTTAATAGGCACTATTTTTTTAGCCATTATATTATTTTCCGTTAATTTATTTGCAAACTTAATGTTTCGCTTGTTTTTATGCCTCTAATTCTATATTTAAGTAGAACATATATGGAATTATAATCATTAGATTCTGGCGGCGATATGGCTATTTCTTCAATAGTAACGAAATCTAGATATTTATTCACTTGAGAAACTATTCTATTTCTTATTGCTCCTCTTAAAGAATCTATATCTTGACCAAAAAGAAATTTTTTCAGTCCAACACCAAATTCGGGGTCCATAATCCTTTCTCCCGGTTCTGTTAAAAGTAACATTTTTAAATTTTGTTTAATAGCCGATACGGCGGTTCTATTGGAACCATATGTTTTTAAAACCGGATCAAGCGTTAATGGTAACTTTGGAGAATAAGACATAAATATGTTTCCTACATAATAAATAGGTAAAAAAAATAAATTATGCATTTTTAGAACTTATACTATTCTTTAATTTATTTGATATCTAGCGCCTTCTAAGGGTAATTTTTCTTCTAATTTAATAGCATCTCTATTAAAAGTACTATCATCGCTTTTTAATAACTGACAATCAGTTGTTTGTCCGTTTAAAAATTGATTCATAGCTTCATATTTTTTAGCTTCTTCGTTTTCTGAGTCTCCCTCGTACCATAAGAAAGTACCTAAATATAACCATCCAAATAGTGGATTTATAAACGGAATACCTAAGAAAAATGCCGGGATTGATATAGCCGGAACTAAGAAAGATGGTGTTGGTGGCAATATAGCTTTAGTAACTTGGTAAATAGTACTAGAAAGAGTGATGTTAGGTTCTGTTACTTCAACATATCCCTTAAAAATGCTAATTGGTGTTTTAATCGCAGCTTCTAATAAAAATTTAAGGAAAAAGTCTGATGAATTTTCATTCATCATATCTTGTATATTATTTTCATCTGGTATGTAGCCTTCGCCATTAGTTTGTATCAATTTAGCAGTACCAATAACTGACTTTTTAGTATCTCTAAAAGCATTTACTATTTGTTTACGAGTACTAGTGCATAAAACATTCTGTATAAAGAAATAAGTTAAATATTTAGTCACTGGAAATAAATATTCAAATAATATTTTAAATTGTGGACTTCCTCTAAATTCATTTTTTAATGGTTGACCGGTATTACCACGACCGCTGGTAAAAACTATGAGATTATTTATTACAACAGTATTATTAATATATTTTATAATACCATTTTCTTCTTTAGCAAAGAAATCATATATGTCTTCCAGTTTTATTTTTAGATTACTGTCTAACTTTTTAAGATTTTCATTTGTATCAACATGCAAACGTTTAGTCATTTTAGGTAAAACGCTTGTTTGTAATTCACCTTTTATAAATTCTCTATATAATAGTCTTGTAAATAACTTTTCTGATTCTCTAGATATTGTGCTTTTAGTTGTGAATTCATAATTTTTCTTTATATATGTTGTCATCAATCTAAAATAAGTGTTATCCATTCCTCTTATTTCCGATTCAACTATGTCAGACATAAACTCTAAAAACATTGAATCATTTCTTAAAGTTTGAGGATCAAAAACCGCAAAAGAATTTGCTCCTCTTAACATAATGTCATGTAAAAATACACGCGCTCCTAATTTATAAGTGCCACCAAGCATTATGTTTTGCGTTTCGCTTAAGTTAAGATCTTCTAAATCTTCAGAATTTATTGCTCTATTAGCTGCCAATCTTTCATCTCTAATTTCTTCTAAACCACACGAACTACTAACCTTTGCTTTTATCATTTCATCTTTTAATTCATCTATTTCTAAATAATGACGAGTAATACCGCAATTTTTCTCTAAAGCACTTGGTATTAACACCAAAGCATCGCTAAATTGTTTAGTATAAGGTATATATCTTTGAACGGCATTTAATTTAATTTCTGAATCATTTTCGGCGTCAGATGGTAATTCTGGTGCAGAATCTCTTTTATTTAAAAACAAACTACCAGATATTTGTTCTCTAACTTTTTCAAAAATTTGGTTATTTATTTGATTAAATTGAGTTTGATTTCCTTTAGTTAAACTAGAAAAAATTGAAATTTTATTTATATTTGTTGGCGAAATAGAGAAATTATTTTTTATATATGTGTATGATTCATCGCTGATTCTTTGCCCACTTCTAAGCTGTAAATATTTTTTTTCATTTTTAGTAATTTTAAAATCATATAAATCATATAACGCATTTTCGCTTGCATTTTTAATATTAAATTTTTCATCTATATTTATTTCATTTAATCCAATAGTACATGAAAGATTATAGTCTGGATATAATATTTTTGTTCTTTTATAAATGATATATTGATTTTTTATCTTATCATAATTTATTATTAAGCTATTCAATAAGTTCTGTAATGGTACAACTTTATTGCTCGGTCCGTATATATCATTAAAAGCATCTGTTGCTTGAGATGTAGTAGTAAAATCAAATTTAATATCTGAATTAGCATTAATGATGTTTCTTAAACCAGACAAATCAACAGATGATATTTTATTTAATAAAGAACTAAACGAAGATCTATTAGCTTTTATATATTCCATTATTGAAACAAGCGTTGGCATACCTTCACTAGCTAAAAATATTGCGTTAGCTTCGGCACTTGGTATACTATCATAAAAATTAACTTTTGCTGTTTCTGCGGTTAAGCCACTTCCGCGACTAAAAGCGTCACATAAACCTAAAAATCTTCCAAAATCATTTTTAGCAAATCCACTTAAGCCATTAACAAAGACATCATAAGCATCACCGGAAGAAATATTTTTTTTGCCAGTTTTAGTATTGGCTATTGCATTTAAAACTTGATTTGTACCATAAAGTGTAACTGCTTGTAAAAAGGTAGCTAAAAATTTACCAAGTTCTTCTTCAACGTTTTCTATCTGCTGATTTAAGCGACTTTCTAATATCTGTATATCTAATTTTTGCTGTTCTTCGGCATTAATTTTATATGATATAGATGCAAAACTATTATTATTAATAAAATTAGTTTTATTTTTTTCTATTGATTTGGTAAATAAAAATGATGGAAGCAATTCTTTACTTCCAGTAAGATTAAAATCGGTTGTTTCTGGAAAAGATGAGCCGGTTTGTGCAATAATATTGCCATTTTCTACTTTTAAAAATGAAGGGGTTAAAGAACCAGACAATGAATAAGTTGTTGTATACCAGTTTAATGCTTCATTATCAAAAGTTCTATAAATATCACCAAAATTAGTATCTAATACTTGAGCGAAACTATCAATTGGCGGCGCTAAAGAAACAAGAGGCTTTTGACCATTTTTACAAAGGATAGAAGGTATCTTATCTATATCATAAGGAAATTTATCAGAGTTGTCTAAAAAGTTTAATAGATCTTCTAAATTTCTTCTTTCTTGATCTTTAATATCTGCCAATAATCTATCTACTTCATCAGCCGGTAAACCTTTACCTTTTAGTAATTCACACCTTAATTTATTAAGTGAGCCATCATCACATAATGGATTAGCTGGTGGTACAGGAGAGGTATTTAAAATATCTTCACAATCTGCGATGTTTAATATCGCACCAAGTTTAGTAAAAAATTCTATTATTGAAGCATTGTTGTTTAAATAATCTTTTGGGCTTATTCCTGAATTATCAACGGTTATTGAATAGTTTTTTCTTTTTATTAAAGATATAATTACTTCAAAAACTTCACTATTAACGGGTTTACCGTTTAATAATCTACAAATTTCTAGACTTGTTAAACAAGGAACTATATCAGAAAGCAATTCTTTTAATTTTTCTTTTGCAGCATCTTTGGCGGCAGGATTTATAACTCCATTATCTTTTAAGTTTCCAAATACATCATTCAATATATCATCAATTGCCGGATCATCGGAAGCATTATCTAAAGCATTGTTAAATACATCACCATTATTATTAAAGTTTGGATTTTTATCTTTTAAACAATTATTAAAAGCTGCATTAAGGGCTGCTCTAATGCCTATTACTATAATATCATTTATTACTTTTACAAAATGATTTCGTAATTGTTCTATTAAAGCTTTGTTTCTATTTCTGATTTTTAATTTAGGTATTTGAAAAGATTCAATTTCTTTTAAAAGTTTTGTTAAATAAGGATTGCATACAGTAGCAGCAGCAACATTTTCTATTTGTTTACGAATTTTTTGATAATTATTTAATATTCCAAGATATAATTGAGGATCAAAAGAAAAAGCTTGACATTTCAAAGCTTCTGCCAAAAATCTTTGCCAATCCAGAGCACTTACAGACGACAAAACTAATTGTAGTTTATCAACCCAAGTTTTTTTAGGATCAGGTGGCGTCTTATCTAAATTAAGTAATAATCTTAAACTTTTATTTTCAATGATATTAGGATCAGTTTCTGTGGCCGATAGTAATAAACTACCCTCTCTTGCTTTTTGTACTCTAGCTCCAAACTTTTTATTTTCTTCAAAATCTTTAATCCATTCTTTAATCTTTGTGTTTTTAATATCTTGAATAGATTTTAAATTATTTATTGTACAGTCAGCCAAATCAATTGGTAAAGCCTCTACGGAGTTAACTTTTGGAAAATGTTTTTCTATAATAAATCTTTTATAATTTGTTATTGGATTTAATTCTTCTATAATTTTTGAGCTTTCGTCTAACGCACTGCTAATAGTATCATTTATACCTTCTCCAGCTTCATTAAAGTAATTAATTGTTTGTTGGGGCTGCTCAAATCTAAAAGCATTACCAACTGTTTGTCCTATACTATTAAATGCTGCCCAAGCTCCATAACCTACTGGTACAAATGTAGCAGCTAATAGAGGAAAAACTATACCGGTAGAAAATGATGCAACACCTTTACCGATTTCAATAAATGGTGCAGCTACACGCTCACCTAATGTGTCTAAAGCGCTTTTTCTTTCTATCTTGTCAAGATAATATAAAGTTGTTTTATTCTTAACAGGCTGACTATTAACAAATTTATATAATTCAAAATTTAATGGTATTTCTTGTTCTTGACCATTAATAATTCTTATAATTTTAACAGCTTCTAACTTTAATAAAGGTTCTGGGGAAATGTAAAATCTTAATTTTATTTGTTCAGAATTAGTAACATTACCACCACCAAGAGTTTTGTCTCCAAATAAACTACCAGCAAATTTATCTAAATAATTTTTAGCAAAACCTATTGCATTTTGTGCTTCCGCTTGATTGCTCCAAAATGTTGTTTGTTCAAGGGCATTATTCTTCATTAAAAACTTTTCTACAGCATCCCTAAATGCTTCTACGTCAGCAGATTCTTTAAGTAAATTTAAAGAAATATCAGGTGGTTCAACAATCCATTTATTTGCTGCTTGTATTACTTGATAAGCTCTTAAATCAAATATGATTCTATCAATATGTAATGAGAAATCAGCATATGAGTCATAATCAATTTTTATATATTCTACTCTATTTAAAGCAGCGCGACTACCAGTAAAAAAAGTTATATCTGGATCATAAAATCCTTGGAAATCTAAATTTTGAGCTGTTATAGAATCATCTAGTAAATCTGGTCTAAAAAGAGGAACTGGATTTAATTCGACATCCGATCCAAATATATATCTAGCTGGTATTGTTACCAGCACTCTCATAGTTGAGCATGGCCTTATAGGAAAATAATATTTTTCTGCTTTTGAAAATAAATAATATTTTTCTATTAATTCTTTAACATACACAGCATCAAATCTTCTACCGGTATCTCTAAGTATTAATTTGGTTCCAACATAAAGAGAATTTTTTATTGTATCTAAAATTCTCTTTTTATTTTCTGGATTATTCCCCTGTTCACCAACTATCTCTACTCCAGTATCTAAAGAGATACACCATTTAGCATTTTTTTCATCATAAAATATTTCATCTACACTCTGCTCTTTCCAATCAATATTTGTAGAAATAAGATTTGGCAAATATTCAGATGACAAATTCATATTTATAGATGGCTTTGTGGTAGATAATGGTAAAATAGATTTGTTATCTATATATCCAATATCTCCACGATAATTAATTTTTGTCCATTCACCACTATATCCAACACCTTCTTCTAATACAATAAATTGTTCATTTTGATCAATAAATTGTAATCTAGGATCAAAAATAGAATTTGCATTTGGTATAGAAGATGGAGGATTGTTATCTTTGTCTGGTGGTAAAAAAATAGTTTTTATACCAGCATAATGTGTTGGTAGTTTTGAAACAGGAGGAAATTCTACATCGCTAAAATCGGCCATAGTTTTAATTTAATTTATGATATTTGCTGTTAATATATTCTTTAGAAGAGGCAATATAAAACCTTAATGACATACCTTCTATATTTGAAGCAATCATATTTATTTGCTGCTCTACATCTCTATACATTCTTAAATTACAAGATTTACCAATAAATGGTAAAGGTTTTGTAAGATCTCCATTAACCATAGCTGGCGAAGTCATAACTTTAAAATAACCAGATAAATGCGTATGATTGCTTAATGCATCATTCATTTCTTTTTGTATGTCCATTAAATAGGTTATTGCAGCTAATATTTCTTGCATTCGATCACCAATTTCCATTAATGCAATTCTTAAATTATCTCCTTTGGGAATAGCTTGCATATCTTTAAATTCTGCATTATTGTCGCCTATTAATTGAACACCAACTTTGATATCAGCTGATTCTTTATTTGAAAGAATATCATCTGTTCTAGTAATTAGTTTTAAAGTATTTCTAGCTATAATTCTTACATCATCGGACTTAATGCCAATCGCAGATCTAGCAACACTTTTTCCTGTATACCCATTAGCTAGTTTAAAATATTCATCTATATCTGCCTTCTGAGATATATATATCCTTGAAGCATCTGCCCCAAAATTAGAATTAGCTTTTAAACCTTCTCCAAGACCCGATTCTTCTAGCTTTGGAGATAAGGCTTCAGCATCTAGCGCTGATAATCTTCCTGCGACTATATCAATACAGCCCGCCCTTAAATCACCTTTACCGCCATAACCACTTAAAGAGCCAGAAGGGCGATCTCTACCTAATATAATCCAAGTGTTATTTTGACCAAAAATAACCTTTTCCGCTGGTGTGCTGTTATATTTCCAATCACTAGTTGGATCATGTAAAACACTATTACCATAGCCCTTTTCAGCATTGGGATTATCTTTATATTTTTTATTTTTATATTCTAATGGATTGGTCATGATTATTTTTCTGCGTCTATAGCAGTTTTTAAAGCGTAATTTCTTATAGTGTCGACACTAAATTTTTCTTTAACTTGTCTACCCGGTTCTACATATTCCCAATGCCATGATTCTGGTGTGGAGCTTATATATGCTGCTGTAGGATAAAAATTAAATTTTCTAGCATTCTCATTCATCCATTTAAAAATTTCAGTTCCAAATTTTTGTTTATGCGTAAGAGTGTTAGAATTAACTATTGCACCATTTCTCATAGTATTACCCATCCAAATATCAATTGCTTGTCCCTTAACATGAGATCCGCCACTCATTGCATTTTTACTAAAACAATTACCAGCATACCCACTTTTTAAACCAGCAGAATTAAGTTCTAAAATTTTTTTTTCTGTATTCCAAGTGAATCTTTCTTTTAATAAAGTTATCTGTGTTTCTATTAACCTATAACTGCTTGATAATAAAATTTTTTTATTTAAAGAATTTTTATTCGTTTCTTCATAATATTTTAGTAGCGCTAAACAAGATTCTGCCGCTCTAGCAGTTAATTTATGCTGTCCTTGCACAATTCTCATTTTTTTCTTGGTCCAACTAAAACATTGACGCCAATTATAGTTTGGCGATAAAGCTAAATAAACCGCTTCATTGTGACAATTAGCTGGCGCTGGTACGTTTGCTGATGCTGGAATATTAGGAAAGCCTATAAAGTTTAGCGGATAATCAACTATTACATAATTAAGAGCTTTTTCTTGTTCGGTTAATGTTGGGTTAACGCCTTCATCTTCGCTAGAGCCGGGAACAAATTGTACACCATCAAAAGCGCTTGAAGGAGTGATGGCTATATTACCTCCATAAGCACCAAATCCATCAGGTGTTTGGGTTATTTTATATGCTATTACGGGATTACTATAAGTTTCTGTATTGTCAAACGTAACCCACACTTGATCTCCAACTTCAACTCCAGCAATAGGATCTGTAAATGATTGAGGGCTTAATGTACAATCTGGTAAGCAATTAATTAATGTCCTACCAGCAGGTTCGTCATCAGATGGTCTTTTCGTACCATATATTTGGCATAAAGCGCCATCAATCCAAACTTTATATCGAACAGGTGCTAAACCCAATGCTAAATCAGTATAATTCTTAGGTGAATAATCAAAGTTATTAAATGATAATTCTTTTCTTAAAACAGTACCATGAAAGCCATTAACGCCTTTTAAAACGTTTTTAGAATAATAATCATTTAATAAATTTCTTAAAGTACCTTGTAAGGTAGTGTTTTTTATATCTAGTACTTGTCCAATGCGATCATATCTAGCAGGATTATTAACTGAAGGAAAAAATTTTGTTTGTCCAGACAACTGCTTATCCCTCCTTTATTAAATCAAATAAATTATCTTTTTCGTTTTTTGATAAACCTTCCTTAACACCCTCGCTTCTTTGTACTAAAGATGCTATTTTAACTAGCTGTTCGTTTGATCTTTGTAAAGTTTCTAAATACATTGCTGCTATTTCACCAAAGTTTTTATGTGTATACTTTTCTTCTTTATGCTTATCCATAGTTAATATTAAATCTTCAAGAAGCTTAGTGGTTACCGCTCTATCATCTTCAATATTTTTTGTGCTATCTATTATATATTCTTCAAGAGTTTTTTTATTACTCATTTTCATATATCCTTGGCTTTATATGAGATATATTTCCATTTTGCCAATTTTTTTTGAAGTCTTCGTATTTATAACGAAACTTTTTTAAGTTATTTACTACTTGTTTCGTATTTAATCCAGTTATTTCTCTCATATATAGATAAATAGCTTTTTTATTAAAAATTTCTATGCTTTCGCTTTCTTTAAATAATAATATGATTGCTTTATATACTTTAATTTCATTTTCTTTTAACCTTTTATCAAACCAATTATGCATTTCGCTTTCTAATGCATACCAAAATTCTTCTTTTTCTCTATTTACAACATAAGTTTCTTCATAAGTTAATTCGGCTTCTTGAGAAGTATCTTTTATATCTTCTATATAAACCTCTTTTTTATTGTTATTTTTTTTAACTTTATGTATAAACCAATTCTTAGTAATAACACTAAAATATGAAAAGGCCTTAGAGCCTCTATTTATGTCATATTTATCAAGAATAGTAGTTAAAAATATTTTACATTCGCTTTTTAAATCATCAATATTAGGTAAACTATTGAATTTATAAGTATAAACTATTTTTTCTACCATTTCATTAAAAGCTGGTTGAATGAAAGTGGTATATAAATATGTTTTTTGATTATTGTCTATAATAGACGCATACTGCAAAATGGCGTTTTCGTGAACTTTAGTAAAATATTGATTTTTATTAGACTTTTCTACAATTTGTTTAGAAATTGGTTTAAAATTAATATTTTTTGTCGGTAAAGTAATAACAATATCTTGTTTTATTACAATATTAGAATCTTTAATTTTTTTAGAAGGATTGTATGACCGCTTTTGATTCTTTTTTGTTATCTTCTTTACTATTTTCTTCTTCTTTTTGATTTTCTTCTTCATTTTCGCTTTCTATAATAGACTTTTTATATGCCTTACAAGCTTCTATGACCATTTTTGTATTTGCTATAGCTGAAGATAGGGCAGGATCCCCGTAATAATTTTCCATGTTTGCTAATGGCTCTAGCAAAGAGGAATATTCATTTAATAATTTTTGCAATTCATCAACATTATTAACACCAAAATATAAATTTTGAACTAGTTTTCTAGTATACCAAATAAGAATAGCAATAACTATAAATGATATAAACAACATTATAGATAGTATTAATAACATTACATTTTCCTATTTTTATATTCTTGCTGTGAATCTAGCAATAGCTTCCTATTATCTTCTATCGCTTCTTTAACGCGAGTACCAGCCGCCTCTTTTTCCTTATCGCGTTCCGGTAATGAAGTTAAAAGCGCTGGCAATTTTTTTATATCACCAATATGGTGACATACCATACATTCATTTAAAACGTCACTCATGCCGTGGAATGCTTTAAAAGTGCTTTCGCATTTATTACATTTATAAATATATGTAGGCATAAATTATTTATCTAACTTTAAAGTTTGTGGTGGATTTTCAACATATAGATTATCTTCTTTTAAATATAAATTATAATCTTTTAATATAGGTACAATATCTGCTTGTTCCATTATACTTTTTTGTAATGCTACCATAATACACGTTAATGCCTGATCAGAAAGTTTCATTTTTTTCTCCATTACTTAATTTATTATAATAATTATACATTTTTTTTATACCGTATTCTAAACCATAAAATTTTAAATTTAAACTATCTATTAATTCACTATTACCAGTATAAGAATTATCTAATATTTCATCTTCGATTATTATATCACTTTTTTTTGTGCTAATATCATTAATTAATAAACAAATATCTTTTAAAGTATATTTTTTATTATAAACCATATTAATATCTTTAATAAATACATTATTATTAATATAATATTTTAATAATGTATAAAGATCTTCAACGAAGAAAAAATCCATAAATTTGTTCTTGTGAACAATTAAATTATTATTGTTAATATATTTTAAAATATTAGAACGAATCATACGCTCTGGCGTTTCTTCAATACCGAAACAATTAAAAATTCTTAAATTATAAATATTATTATAATTTCTTGTTCTTAAGGCTATGTTCATTTTAGAAAGGCCATAATAATCAATTGGTATTGAAACACCTAATTCATTTTCTTTAAAATTATTTATATCTCTTCTTCTATCAAAGGAAGCGGCACTATCAAAATTAATAATTTTTTTTACTTTATTAAAATTCGAAGCAATATTTTCAAACATTAAAATATTTTCATAAAATGTTTGATAATCATCATTTTTTATTCTTCTTCCGCCTTTTACGGCATTATGCAAAATAATATCTATTTTATTTTTCTTTATATAATTATTTACATCATTAATATTTAATAAGTTAACTTCATTTCTAGAAGACAAAAATAAATTAGAATTATCTGCACAAAATAGTTTAGTTAATTCATTGCCAAGAAAACCATTTTTTGTAGTTAACCAAATGTTCATACTATTTCTTTAAATTTAAATAAAAAGGATCTTTATTGTATAAAAAATCAAAAAATATTGTTTCTAACTCAACAGTTGTATCAGGATGCTTAACGGTTATTTTATTAAAAACGCTCATAATTTGTTTGTCTTCTTCGGCCCAATGAGTATAACCAAGCTTATCGTAATCTTTTCCACGCCCACCACCAACTAATTTAACACATATTTTTTCATAATTTATATAATTTCTTATAATTTCAAATGGTCTATATAATAGAAACGGAGTTATAGAATAGACTACAGGTATTTTTCCTTCTAATGCCAAACCAACAGCCATGCCTACCATTAATTGCTCTGCCGAACCGGGATTAATAAATCTATCAGGAAAATCTTTTTTTATATTATCCCATAATCTATAACCGAGATCGCCGCTTAATAAATAAATATCTTTATTTTTTTCCATTTCTCTATACAGAAGATTAGCAAATGTTTTTCTCATTATTTGTTTTCCTCATAATCCTTTTCACTCATACAATAATAGTGTGCATCAATCCCTTTTAAAAAATTAAAATGCTCAACATGAGTTTTACAAATTATAACATTTTCATTAAATGATTTTATTCTTTTTTCTAAATATTCTATATCAACTATATCATATGCACAATATCCATTTGCATTAACAAATATTTTTAAATTATTTAAATTATTTTCTTTTGTAAACCTTAAAGCTTCCCATACACATCCTTCCGCCGATTCTCCGTCAGAGATTAAACAATAAACATTTCTATTTTTATTAGCCATCGCTCTACCAACAGCTACTAAAATACCCATTCCTAAACTACCGGTAGAACAATAAATTTTATGTTTTTCATCTAATTTTGGATGTTCTCCGTGTTTATCAAGTAAATATTGAGCGTCAAAACCAAAATATTTTTCTAATACTACATATAAAGCAGCAACTGCATGACCGTTTGATAAAATAAATATATCTTCTTGGGACATCTTTGAATAAATTTGATCAATAATGTTTAAAGATGAAAAATAACTACCAAGGTGATGTAACTTGTTTTTATAACATAATTCTAAAAGTCTTTTTTTTAATTTTTCATCTACCATACAAAGTTATCCTTATAGTAAGAAACTATTTTAACAATTTCTTCATCAAATATTTTTTTGTTTTTCCAGCCAATAGATTTAAGTTTTGTGTCATCAATTTGATATTTTAAGTCTTGACCAACTCGTTTAAAATTTAAATCTATATAATCGTCATAATTTACAGATTTATTATAATAAGCATCTATCACTTTATTAACAGTTATAATATTTTTTTGTTCTAAATTGCCACCAATGTTATAAATTTCATTAATAGCATTAATATTTATTAATTGTATAATCGCATCAGCTGTATCTTCGACATGCAGCCATGTTCTTTTGGGTTGTCCTGCTTGATGTAAAGGAATTTTTTTACCTAAATGTAAATATTTACAAGATTTTGGTATTAATTTTTCTACATGTTGATAAATACCATAATTATTACTTGGACGGACTATAACATAAGGTACGTTATGCGTTCTGTGCCAAGCTAAAATTAGCATATCAGCAGCAGCTTTTGTAGCAGAATAAGGATTGCTGGGACATAATAAATCCGTTTCTTTAAACGCTGAATTACCAGAGTCCCCATATACCTCATCAGTACTAAAATGTAATAAAATAGGTTTTGTAGTTCCTCTAAAATTTTGTATTAATTTTAAAAGATTATGCACACCGTTAATATTTGATTTTATAAACTCTGAACTATCCACAATTGAATTGTCTACATGTGTTTCAGCAGCGGTGTTTATAACATAATCACAATCATGTAAAAAAATAATATCATTTATATCTTTTTTTTCAAATTTAAAGTTTTTATATGTATTAAATTTTTTAAGTAAGTGGTCGTTAGCAGCATAAGTAATTTTATCTACTCCTATAACATACCATCCATTTTCAAGACATTTTTTAGTTACATGTGAACCGATAAAACCTAAGCAACCAGTAACATAAACAATTTTTTTCATAATAAACCTATAAAGTTTTAAAAATCACTAATAATCCTCTATGGCATCTTTCAGTATCCAAAGAGCTTTTATTAAAAAGATAATGTGATATTTTTTTTTCATTACATTTTTTATATATATCTACTAAATTAGGATAAACGTTAGTAACATTATCAACGTCGTGATAAATTAAAATTCCATTATTATTTAATATATTATCATAAACATATTCAAACCATTCATTTGTATGATGATGATCTGCATCACTCATTATAAAATCATATTTTTCGTTACACGAAAATATATATTTTTTTTCATCACTCGACACAATGTTAATTTTTAAACCATATTTTTGTTGTACTTCTTGGGGCATTATACCACCAAAATCTAACCAATTATCAACCACGGTAAATGAACATTTATTGTTATTATATTCTATTGCCTGAATGATAGCATCGGTTGATCTACCACCGCCAATACCTAATTCAAGAACTTTTTCAGGTTTACTACTAATAACTAATGATTTTACTAGTTCCGCATGCACTAAATCAATTTTTATATTTTCATCTGTGCCAAATATTTTCATTAATTACTCCTCAATATATTTTTTAAAATATTGTAAATTATCAATAATATATTTTGGATATGAACTATCAATTTTCACTTTTTCTTTTATCATATCCTTACGTAATTTTTCTACACCTTTATTACCATTTGTAACATCAGTATTTTGAAAACTGTGTGAGAAACTAATATATTTTTTATAAACGTTTTCCTCGGTGTCTGACAGAAAACTAAAATGCCAGCCACCATTTATTTCTATACCAACATCTTTTTCTCTTAGAAGACTAGGATCTATTTGTTTAAAAATAGAATATTTTAAAATTTTTGGACCAGCCGTATCATTACCACAATATAAATTTAATTTATATGCATAATGTTTTTGTCTACATTTAATAATTTCAAAATGATTTAGTAAATTTATACTATTATTCATTGTTGTATGATCTATTATTTCATCCAAATCTGATGATATAATTATATCATTATCCGAAGCATTTAAATTTTTTAATGTTATTAAACAATAATTTCTTTGAAAATTTTCATTACCCCATATTTCTCTATTAGCCGCTATATTATAAGAATTGTTCCAAGAAACAATATTAAACTTATTTATATCTTTAAAAGATATTTTTTCATAAATAATTTTATTTTTAAACTTTTCAAATTCTTTGAAATGTTTTTCTAAAATATATTCTTTTTTTATTCCAGAATGTGTAGAATCTGCTTCAATAATAATAAATTTATCTACAAAAGAATCATGTTGTTCAAGTCTTATTTTTAATAAATCAATTTCATTAAAAAACATCATACAATCAAATATCATGTTTGCTCCAAAAGGCACCTAAAACTCCTAGAGGTGGATTATGGTCATCATTATGCCACGTAGTAAAGTCAGGAAAATAAGTTTTATAATCTTCAAAATCCCAAGAACTTAAATGTTTTTCATGTGGATTACCATATAGTTCTCCTTGCGGATATTCGCCTCTAGGCGTTTCTATTGCAATAAAGCTAGCATATTTTTTCATTGAATTTATTACTTTTACAGCTTCTTTTTTGATTAAATGTTCTGGTCCATGTTCCCAAATTATTGCAACATCATTTAAAGAATATTTTTTATAATCAAAATCTCTTATGTCGCAGCATATTTTTGTAACATTATATTTATTAAAATCTTCTAAATTTTTACAAAAAGCATCTAAAACATATACTTGATCAGTATCAAAAGTAAAATATTTTGATACATAATCATCAAATAACCAATATCCGCTATCATATCTCCAACCTATAGTAAGAAATTTTTTTGATTTTTGCAAACCAATTAAAAATTTATCCATTTTTTCTTTTTCTTTAATATAATTAAATGACATTTTTTTAACTTTCTATAACATTACAAATGTTTTTTAAATGATTAGATACCTCTTCGGAAAATAAAGAAGTGTCTAATTTTAGTTTCTCTGGTACAAAACCACCTGCATGATGAAGTACTTTAATTTTTTTATTATTTAAAAAAAGTTTATCTCCTCTTAATTCAATTTCTTTCCAAGAATCCCAATGGGTTTTTGTACCATAAGCATTTGCAATACCGTAATAACAATTATTTTCAACAGCATCTAAAATTTTTACTTTTAAATTTGGACTATTTTTTAACATTAAGTTAAGGATATCTTGTTCGTGTTGAAAAAAAACATTTTTATATTTTTGATTATTTGCTATCCAAGTATCCCAAAATTCTTTTTTAGAAGACGCTATAAGACCACAATTAGCATATTTAAAAATATCAATTTGTCCATTTGCTGTACATGGTGCGCCGCACCCTGCTGTTCCTATATCGCTGTTATTGCGAACAACAGCCACATCATAATCGCCCTCTAATATTTCATCCATTCTATCAGTTATTATACAATCTGCATCAATGTGTACAACTATATCATATTTATCAGCTATAGTTCTAGACATAATTGGATTAAAATAATAAAAACTACTTTCACCATATTTATTGCATTCTCTTATAATATCTTTTGAAGATAAAACATATAAAGGATAATCTGGATGATATTTATAAAATGAATTAATCATTTTATAAATTCCGTAATATCCTGATTTATCATCGGTAACATAAGTTATAAATCCTATTTTTTTATTCATGTTTTTTCCTATTAAAAGTATTTGATATTATCAAAAATGTAATGCGATGCATTAATACAATATTCGTATTCTATATTTAGACCAATTCCGATTGCTATAGCGCACACTAAAGAACCATTACCTATAAAGTTGTTTTTTTTAGAAATTAAATTAGCAATATCTAAACAAGTTTTTGCTTTAAAAAAAGGTATTTTACAACCATATAAATCAACAAAATTTTTGTATTCTTCTTCAAGACCAACAAAAATTCCTTTTTTATTAATTCTTTCTAAATTTAAATAATAATAATTATCATTTCCTCTATATCTAAGAGTTCTAGAAATAATTGTATCTCTTTCAGGAAGTGGATCAATAATATTATTATAACATTCAATCCATTTTTGATTTAAACTTTCTTTATTAAAATTTAAAAACTTTTTACTATGAAAAATATTTAAATTTCTTATAACTATATCTCTATAATCAAATTCACTCATGTCAAAATCGTAATGTTGTGAATCATATATATTTACTTGTACATAGCTTTGTTTTTTTAACAAAGGCATTAAAAATTCAGCACTTTTTTCATTAAATTTAGTTTTGACATTTCTTATAAAACCATCTCTAATATAGTCTTTACCTCCTGAAGAATCTAAATATATATTTTTTGTTTTTAAAATTTTAGCATATAAAAGAGAATATATAATGTCGCCCATGTCTCCCGATATCTTAAATGAATCGGTACAAGAAACTCTATAATCTTGTATATTAGTCACCTTTTATTACCCTATAAGAATCTTCATCAAAATGCTGTGTTGAAAACTCAAATAATTCTGTATCTTCTAGCGCATGCATTTGATGTATTAAGTTAGGATTAACGTGAAAACTATCTCCTCGTTCTAAAATTAATTCGCTGCATTTAGTTATGTCTTCATCAAGTCCATATTTAACTAAAATTTTTCCTGATTGTATATAAAATACTTCATCTTTAATTTTATGATAATGCCAAGAGCATTTTTTTCCTTTAACAAAATACAAAAGTTTTCCGCAATATTTATCGCTGTTTACAATCCATTTTTCAAATCCCCAACCTTTTGGTACAAATCTATGTTCGGAAGTAGTCTTCATCTTTTATTCCTTTATCGTCTATATAAAAATCAGCTGACGGTTTTCCTAAAATTAGTTGATGATATTTTACATTCCAGTTTTTTAATTGTTCAGAAGTAAAGTTATAATATTTTTCATAAACTTTTTCTAGATTATTATTAAATGTTTTCATTCCTCTGGCAGTAAAAAAAATAATATTATTACCTTCATCAAATAATTTATTAATTTTTTTTATTCTTTCTACAAACGGAATAGCAGTATCATATTTACCATTTGTATTATTACATATAGTACCATCAATATCAAAAACGTATATCATGCATAACCTCTTGGAAATCAATAATAGCAGTTCCTGTTTTTTTAACTACGTTAGAAGCACAAACATTAGCAAAATTGATTGCTTCTGGCATATTTCTAGTTAATAGATATTGTACTACCAATCCGCACATAAAAGAATCGCCAGCTCCGCTTACATCAAAAACCTCTACTTTTTTTGTAGAATATATTTTACCATTATACATGGCACCCTTATCGCCTTTGGTTACTATTAATGGTGATTTTAAAGGTAATTTATTGGCTTTAGTAAATTCTAAATCATTAATTTTTAATATTGTATTTTCATGATCAAAAATAGACAAATTATTTTTTTTAGAATCAACAAATATTAAACCATCATATAGTTGTCTAGTCAAAGAATAAACTTTTTCTGTAATAGATCCTTTATTGTAATCTGATATAATAATTGCATCATATTGTTTTAAAGTTTCAAAATTAATTATTAATTCAGGTGCTGGCTTTTCAAAATCGGCACGAATTAAATGTTGTTTAGATTTTAAATCTATATATCTTATTTTTTGTATATCCTTAGTGGATACAAGCAAATCAGTATTCACATTAAGAGATTTTAAATTATTATATACATTTCCAGCCATTCCATCTGTTCTTATTTCATGATCAAACAAAAAAACAGGTACTGGTGCTTCAGGACTTATTCTGTTACAAAAACCATATAAAAAAATATCAGTACAATAATCACCCATTATTAATACTTTTAATTGTCTTAGTCGTTGAATATCCATCTAAATAATTAAAGATTATAACACTAGCAAGTCCAAAGCCAACAACTTGTTCTTTTATATAATCTCCTCCTTTTACAATAATATGCGGTTTTATTTTTTTTATTAATTCCAACGGAGTTGTATCATCAAAAATTTGTACTTCATCAACAAACTTTATAGATTCTAATATTTTTTTTCTATCTTGTTCATTATTTATTGGCCTGTTGTTGCCTTTTAATTTTTTAACACTTTTATCGCTGTTAATACCAACAATTAATTTGTCTCCAAGATTTTTAGAAAATTTAAGTAATTCTATATGTCCAACGTGTAAAACATCAAAACAACCATTAGTAAAAATTAATTTCATAAAATACCTTGATAGTCTGATAATATCAGATTATTATTGCTATCATACCAATTATTTAATAAAATATTTCTCATATATTCAGAATAATGCGGTTCTTCTGTTCCCAGATAATATTTTTTCTTTTCTTTTAACTCTGGTAAAACTTCTACAAAATTACACAAAGAAGAATCCACACAAGCAATTTCTTCAGCTTCTAATAATACTAAATACCAATCATATAGTTCATAATCTTTTATATAAGATAAATTAATAGGATTTTTCATTTGTATGGAGCGAGGATTATCTACATAATTGTGAATAATACTAAACTTTTCAGAACCATATTTTTTTTTAGAAAATTCTTTAATAAATTTAAGAAGTTTATTTTCTTTTTCTAAATTTCTATTCCATTTAAAATTCCATCTTTCTTTTAATGGTACCTCTGCTAAATGGTACCTCATATCAATCCAGTTTCTTTTTTGTTTATAAAACAGAAATCTTAAGTTGTTATTGCTTGTACTAGTACCCGGAAAACCCCAGCAAATATCTAATATTTTAGCCTCTTTATTATTTTTTATATATTCATAAGCTTCTTTAAAAAAGCATAATGATGCCGAGTTACTGCTAGCGTCTGTAAAGTTTAATCTTTTATTAGTATAATAATTATTGTTTAATAAACTATTAAAAGTTTTTATTTTTATATTTGGTATAGAACTAAAAAAAGATTTAAAATTATCAAATATAAGCCACTCAATTTCATATCCTAAATTATAATAATAATGTGCTATAGGCGTACTTATTATTAGATCACCTAATTTACCGGGCTGTAAGAGAATAGCTTTTTTCATTTATGTATTTAATGTATAAAAGTTTTTAAAAATATCTTCATCTGGTGCTGAAGGGCAGATTAGCGAAAAAAACTTATCATTTAACTTTTTTTGTTCAAATTCAGTTTTAATCCAAGAAGATAATTTTTTGGCTTGTGATTTATAACGACCATAATCTTTATAACAATCTCGCAAACGATCTTTATAAGAGGCCATTTTAGGAAATGCCCATTGAGTTCCTTCTTCTAAGACACCTGCCCAAACGTGCTCTTTAGATATTGGTTTTAAATCAAAATCAATTTTTCCAAACATTCTTTTCTTGTTTTTCTCATCGGGCATATATAAAAAATCTGTATGACCGCTCCAATCAGTAGCTATAACTGGTAATTCATTGGCGGCTGCTTCTAATAACGGAAGACCAAATCCTTCTCCATGAGTCGTAGAAACAATTGCTTTAATCTTAGGATTATTATATATACTTTGCATTTGTTGCTCGGATAAATGACCATGTAATAAATGAACAGAACATTTTTTATTTTTATAATTATTTAATAAATTTTGCAATCTTTTTTTAGTATGTTCTCTATCCATCATAGAATCATTGGCAGTATTTATTTTTAATACTAAACCAACTTCTTCATTACTAAATTCTTCTAAAAATCCTATAATTGTTTGTTCTAAATTTTTTCTAGCACTCCATTGACAAATACATAAAAAGTTAAAATCATATTTTAAATTTAAATCTAAATTTTCTTTTTCTATTTCACGATATGGTAAATGTACAACATCCACAGAAGTAAAAACTTTAAATTGTTGTCCTAAAGAATTACCAAAAACTGTATTTATAAAACCAGCTTTTGCATGTTCGCTAATAACAATAATTTTATCCATACCTTGCGACGGCTCAAACCAAGCTGGACTAATCATATTAGTTTCGATACCAGCAGTATAGCCAATATTAACTGGGGTTAGCTTTTTCCATTCATTTGGAATAGAAATTTGTAAAGAAATATCGAATAAAAATTGATTATTATTTTTTTGAAGAAATAATTGTGTTTTTAAAACTAATTCATCAATATACCTTCTTTCTTCATTATCATCAAAAAGCCACCCAGTATTTCCCCAAGAAGTTGGCAATAAATAAAGATCAACGTCAGGCCGATCCTTTAAAGATCTTAAAGCAAACCTAGCCATTTCTCCATAACCACTTCTACTCAATATTGGTCCTGAAATTAATATTTTTTTCATTTTACATTTCCTTTGATTCCCAAGATTTATAATTTTTTCTTGTTGCCCATGAGCCATACTTATCATGTAAAGTAGTAAAAATTCTATCCCATGAATCTATAAAATTTTTAAAATTAAAGTTTTTCAATACATGCTGTCTGCCAGCTTCACCAAGTTTTTTTCGTTCTTCTCTGGACATGTTATGAATTTTTATCATAGCTTCTACAACATCTTTATTAGATACTCTATCTTCATATATCCAAGGAACATCTTGAGAACCAACAATAACTCTACTTGATGGCTCTAATAAAAATCCAAATTGATTTTTTCCATCTGTAACTTGATCTTGCATACCGCCAGTTTTATTAGCTATTACTGGTGTACCGCATGATAGTGACTCAAGAACGGACAAACCAAAACCCTCTGCATCGCTTATATTAAGGGTACAATCCGCAGCATTATAAAATTTAGCCATTTCTGTTGGAGGTATTTTACCGGGAGATATGGCAAAATTATCTCTAGTTAATCCTAACTCTTCTGCAATTGCTATAAGATCTTGTCCGTGAGGATCTTTTGGATCAGTATGCATTATAAGCAATGCTTTATCATGACCTACAATATCTAAAAATTCTTTGTACCACCACATAACTGTACCACTAAGTTTGCGTTTAGCGTTTCTATTCGTCCAAAAAAATAAAGTTTTATTAGGACTCATAATATGTTTATATTCAGATATATCCAGTGGTTTATAAATATTATCATCTACAGCATGTGGCAAGTATTCTTCTTCTATTTCTGGAGCTACTGTTTTAACAATATCACTAGTTAATTTAGAAATAGTAACAATTTTTTCATTACTTAAATAATACGGTTTATTAAATTTAGGATATGGATAATTGTCCCAAACATGATAATAAATCATTGGAACGTTTGCTCTAATTTCCTGCTCAAAAGACCATAACCATAAATAAAATCTTGGATCAGTCATATACCAAAGAATATCTGGTTTTTCTTTCATAAGAATACTTCTAATTAATTCAGGTGTACCATATCCATTATCAACTGGTAATATAATATAATCGTCGCCATATTCATGAAACTTCATTGGGCGCTTATCTGGATGCTTTAACGCACCGCCAAGTGATAAAACTTGATACTTACCAGTTTTTACCATATTTTCTAAAATATAATTTGATTGAGTACCAACTCCGCTAGGAGATTTCGGATGGTCACTAATCGCTAATATTTTTAATTTTTTATTTGACATTATTCTTTTCCTTTGTATAATCTGAATTATACATTATTGTTGCTAATGTTTTTAAATCTGTCTTTGGCTTCCACCCAAGAACTATATTTGCTTTTGTAGAATCTGCTAGCAATAATGGTACATCGCTCGGTCTTAACAGATTTTCATCTAAAATAACTTTATCCATTAAATTATAACCAGCAATTTCAGAAACGCAATTAATAAAATCTAAAATTGTTCTTGTTTTACCGGTGCCCAATACATAATCGCTTGGCTTTTCTTGTTGTAGCATCATCCACATGCCTTCAACATATTCTTTAGCATATCCCCAATCTCTTTTAGTATCTAGATTGCCAAGCCTAAGTTCTTTCTGAAGACCTAGCTTTATTCTTGCGGCTGCTTTCGTTATTTTTCTAGTTACAAATTGTTCACCGCGACGAGGAGATTCATGATTAAAAAGAATCCCAGAGCAAGCAAAAAGATTATATGCTTTTCTATAATTAACTACCAAGTTATGTGCAGCAACTTTAGAACATGCATATGGCGATACTGGAGAGAACGGTGTCAATTCATTTTGCGGACATTCTATTGTATCACCAAACATTTCACTTGTTGACGCTTGATAAAATTTTGTTTTTGGTGACAAGTTTCTAATTGCCTCTAAACAATTTAATACACCAGTAGTATTAATTTCTAATGTACTTTCTGGTGATGTAAACGATGCACCAACGTGACTTTGTGCAGCTAAATTATAGAATTCGTCTGGTTGATATTTTTTTACTAATCTCCATATAGAAGATGCATCAGTTAAATCACCATTTTCAATAATCAAATCTCTGTTATTTAGCAGATGTTGTATATTATACAGTTTTTGATCTTCCGTAGCACCTCTGCGTACAAGACCAATTACATAATAATTTTTAGACAATAATAACTCAGCAAGATAACTACCATCTTGTCCAGTAATACCAGTGATTACTGCGATCTTCATGGACATTCCTTTGTATTGTTGTATTCACAATATTTACAACTTAATCTATTTTTAGGATAAAAAGATTTATTTATACTATACAATGCTTTTAGCAATAAATTAAATGCATTTTGTGTTTTTTTATCGCCGCTAGTTACACGAAATATTTCTACTTGATCCTTCTTTGCAATACGCTTTAATAAAGCAAAGTGAGTTTCAATGTTTTTTGGATCAATACCATGTTTTTGAGCATAGAAATACTTATAAAAAGTTAGCTGGTAAGTGATCATTGGATCACTTTTCTTTTTAGCATCCCAGCCCCAAGCACAAGTTTTCCAATCAATGATATGTACTTTGCCATCTTCAGTTTTAATAATTAAATCTATATATCCTTTAAAATTATAATTTAAATCTGGAACTTGTTTAATAACTTCATAGATATCTTCTTCTGCTGCCAACACAGTAAAATTACCAAAATATTGTTGTAGCGCCGGAAGCGCCATGACAGAGAGAGTTTTACCTTGCTCTTTCATTTCATTTATTAATTTGTCATCAAACTTAACATCGCTTGGAACTTTGGAAAGTTCTTCAGCAAACTTGTTATTAAAAATATCAACTTCATTTGTTGAATTATCTAGCAGCTTTCTTTCGCAAGCTTCATGCAGCGAAGTGCCAAAGATGGTGTATTCAGTGTGTTTATATTTTTGTATGCTATCAATATATGTTAGTTTATATTTAAACGGACAATCATTCCAAGTCTTTAAAGCAGAAAAAGATATATGGTTAGACATTATGTACCTACACTTTCTAGATACATTATATGTGCAAATTACTCTTTTGTCAAGGAAGATATTTTTAAATATAGCTTAGGACATAATTTATTAAAATACTCTGGTTTTATGTCCGAGAAATAATGTTCAAAACCATTTGAAAAATATTCTCTTAAGCTTGTTGCTGCATATGGCGATAAAAAAAGATTAGCAGTTAACATTGCTAACTTATCATATCCAACCGTTTTATACAAAAAATTATCAAATTCTTCTTCTGCTTCTAATTTAAGATATAATACAGGATTACAAAATAGCTTAT